CGGGTGGTACTAGCAATACAACCACGATGGTTTTTCGTGATCCTCATGCTTGGTATCATGCGGTTGTTCGTATAGATACGACTCAAAGCACAGCGGCTAACAGAGCAAGATTGTATATCAACGGGACACTGATTACAGATTATGACAGCACTAATTATCCCAATCAAAACGGTGACATCTTTGAAAGTTCTCCCGACTGGTGGATTGGTCGTTGGTCAAGTTCGACAGGACATGATTGGGACGGGTACATATCTGAAGTCGTTTACTGCGATGGGCAAAGCCTAGCACCAACAGCTTTTGGAGAAACAGATGATAATGGCGTGTGGCGACCCATAGACCCAACATCCAATACTTTTGGCGACCAAGGCTTTTACCTACCGTTCACAGCCAGCGGAGCATTGGGTGCTGACTACGGCACAACACGAACTGCACCATCTGTATCTTTTCTAGCGTCAAATAGTAGTACGACTAATACGACTAGTAGTTATACCTTTAGCAGTCAGTCATTAGGTACAGCGGCAAGTGATCGTAAAATTTTTGTGTGTGCATCTATGTCAGCACATACTGTAGCAACTCTTGCTTTTGGCACAGTTACAATTGGAGGAGTTACTGCAACTCAATTAATTGCTTCAAACGCAGACCCTACTGACAACATGCATCCTATGGCTATTTTTGTTGCAGATGTGCCTTCTGGAACTACAGGTGATATTGTTCTTAATGTTGCTTCGGGACACTCCGCTAACTGCGGCATAGGTATATACAGAGCTACAGCTTGTGGTGAGATGTTTGATTCTGGATCAGCCGTGGGTGCTGGTAGTAGTTCTAAATCAGTAACAGTTCAGACTCCAAAAGGTGGTTTTGTTTTACTTCATGGCAATAGCAACAATGAAGATACTAGAGTAACTCTTACAAATGTAACTGAGGATTATGATTTTGCATGTGAACCAGATGCAGGTGGTAATTTAGGAATATTTGGAGGGCTTAATACCTCTGCTGCTTCCTCTGATGCGGTTGGTTTAACCACAACAGCGGCAATAGGAAGTGGTTCATATTTTGGTCAAATATCTATTTCAGTTGCACCTATTGGTGATACATCTCTAAAAGCTGTAAACTCCCCCACGCAGTCCACTGACAGCCCGACTACTAATGCAGCCACTTTCTCACCGTTAATTACCCGTCATCAGACCAGCTTTTCTGGTGTTGCAAGTGATTGGACATTTACGAATGGTAACAGAACACTAACCCATACAAGTGGTAGTAGTGGTGATATTATGGCAGCGGCTTCTCAATTGCTTCAGCCAGGGCAGAAATATCACTTTGAGGCTGTAACTGAGAGTATGCACTCTAGCCAATATGCAAGATTTGCTTTGGCTCTTGTACCACAGAGTATGTGGGAGACAGATGCCTCACCCCTTACAGGAACAAATGATCAATTTGAAATAAGTTTAATTAAATCAGGTGGTACAGGATCAAACTCAGCAGCATTTGACGATGGCTCATTGACTGCACCAACTAATAAGCCAACAACAAATTCACGACTTACTTTTGAAGTTGATATGTCTACCATTGGATCAACCACGGTTAGGTACTACTTCAACGGTAGCCTTGACACAACTTATAGCAGTTTGGGTTTTGCAGACGAGCCTTACTATGTTGTTTCATTTACAGGCACAGAGACTGATCGCAACGGTGTATTTAATTTTAACTTTGGCTCTAGTGCCTTTACTGATACGCCAACATCAGGGCATACGGGTCTTACAGCTAAAGATGCTTTTGCAGGATCAGCACCCGCTATTGAAGACGGCTCTGCTCATTTCCAAACAACCACATATACTGGAAATAATAGTTCTAATGAAGTAAACCAATCTGGTAACTCAACTTTTCAGCCCGACATGGTGTGGCTTAAAGACAGAGCATCTTCAGCGCACGGCACAATAATAGATGCAGTACGTGGCAGCAATAAAGGGATATACCCATCTCTCACCGCTGCTGAATATACTGAGAGCAATTTAAGTTTTGATGCAGATGGTTTTTCCATGACATCAGCGGGTTCTGCCGCCACAATTAATGTTTCTAGTAATACCTATGTTGGATGGCAGTGGCTTGCTGGAAATGCAACGTCTACACCAAGTGGCGGGTCCGTATCATCTACGGTTAGTGTAAACCAAACGGCTGGTTTTAGTATCGTATCTTGGACAGGAACTGGGGCTAACGCTACGATAGCACATGGGCTTGGGGCTGCTCCAAAATTTATTATAATTAAAAATCGCAGTAGCTCTCAAAATTGGCCTGTTTATTTTGAAAGTATTGGCAATGACAAGTCTCTTTTATTAGACACAACTGGTTCTCCAGCGGCTGGATTGTTTCAAGATACTACGCCTACTTCGACAGTATTTTCAGTTGATGGTTCTAATAACGTAAATAAATCTAGTGAAAATATGATAGCGTATTGCTGGGCTGAAATACCCGGATTTTCAAAATTTGGTGCGTTTTCATCAGGCAGTTCTGGTGATCCTTTTGTTGAATGTGGGTTTACACCAGCTTTAATTTTCCTGAAAAGAACAAGTGCTGCTGATAGTTGGTATGTTCAGGACATAGCCCGTGATCCAAATAATCCTGCTTACAGGTATCTTCAATGGAACGATAATGCTGTAGAAGCATCTAATTCTAGTGTCTATATTGACATTATAAGTAATGGATTTGTGTGTGATTTAGGCGGCATCGTTACGAGTAGTGATGATATGATATTTGGAGCTTGGGCAGAAAATCCATTTGCAGGAACAACGCCAGCTACGGCAAGATAGGAGATAAAGATGTTTGTATTAAATAATACAAAAGAATTAAAACCTGGAAAGACTTGGATAGATGATAATAGTATACAACATCCAGGTAACTGGGCATCTGTATGGTCAGATGATGTTAAAGCTTCTTATGGTATTAAAGAAATTGCTATACAGACAAAACCTGATAGTAAGTTTTATTGGGTAAATGGGCCACATATAGATGGTACTTGGACTTCTAAAGAACGAAGTCTTGAGGATGTAAAAGAAGTTGATGACGATGGTAAGGCTATTCTTGATGCAGACGGTAATCAAGTAATTACACCTGGTCTTAAATCTCAGTGGATTACTAAAATAAAAGAAACAGCTAACAGCCTCTTAGCTCCTACGGACTGGCAGGTAGTAGCCAAGGCAGAACGTGACCGTGCTATTGACTCCGATGTAGCAACCTATCGTGCGGCTGTTATTACTAAATGCACTGCTATTAGAAAGGCTATAACAGATATAACCTATCCAGAAACTCCTTCAGATTATGCAGCAGCAAGAGCAAAACTTGAGGATGACCGCACAGATGTAGAAAAGAAAATAGTATCTGATCACGATGCTGAAGTAGCCGCTGTGTTTACTTCTTTTAAAGCGTTGTTTGATGCACCTGTAGACAGTGACGGTAAGCCTACGGGTAACGCACCAATGTATGATTGGCCTGATTCAATATGAAATATTTAATAATTATAGTATGTTTATTTTTTATATCATCTAATGTTAAAGCACAATCATTAGATGATTTAACTTTTACACAATTTAATATAGGACATCCTGTTCTTTGTATTGCAAGTAAAGATTTAAAACCAATACTAAAAAAAGAAGATAAAGTTTTTAGTGGTATGTTAAATCCAAGTGCTGTTATAGAATCATATATAGATGAAGATCAAACATTTTTAATTATAGTTCATAGTGTTAGTAATTTATCTTGTGTTTATTTTATGGGAACAATGGGAACTTTAAATAGTATTACGAATTAGGAGTTAATAATGCCCAGTACTTATACAACAAATCTTCGCTTGACAAAACAGGCAGATGGGGAAAACCCTAATACATGGGGTGAAGTTTTAAATGAAGGAATGATTAGCCTTGTTGATCATGCTATTGCTGGCTATACTTCTATTAGTGTAGGTACAACGGCTACTGTTACTCTTACTGAAAATCAAGGATCAGGGGATCAGTCTAGGTCTGCTGTTTTAGAATTTAAAGGAACTATTGGTGGATCACATAATAATATTGATGTGTTAATTCCAAATAATTCTAAACTTTATGTTGTTAAAAACTCTATTACATATACAGATTCTACTGATAGTCTTGTTCTTAAAGTTGCTGGTAATACAGGAGTAACAATACCAGCAGGAACTGTAGCTCTTTATGTAACAAATGGTGTTACAACTCAGGCTGTTGAAAAAACTAATTTATCTAGTCTTACTGTTACTGGAGCAGCTAGGTTTGATTCTACTGTTACTGTATCAGGAGCGGCTGATTTTAAAACAAATATATCTGTAGGTGGGACATTTATAGCAACAGGTGCATCTAGGTTTGACTCTACAGTTACTGTATCAGGTAAAGGTAAGTTTACAACAGGTGCTTTTACACCTATTGTAACACTAACAGATGCTGCTTCAGTTGCTACTGATTTAAATACTGGTAATGTATTTTATGTTACTCTTGGTGGTAATAGAACACTTGCGGCTCCTACAGAAACAACTACTAACATTGGAGCAGTAGGACAAATATTTATTCAACAAGATGGAACAGGTAGTCGAACATTAAGTTATAATACTGTGTTTCAATTTCCTGGTGCTAGTGTGCCTGTGCTTAGTACAGCCGCTAATGCAGTAGATACATTATTTTATGCAGTACGAACAACGACAAAAGTAGATGCAATTCTAGTTAAAAACTTTAATAGAAGTTAATAATGGCTAAACTAGCTAAGTTTGATTTTGTTCCTGGCTTCCATAGGGAGTCTACTCAGTACGCTGAAGAGGGTAAATGGTTTGATGGAAACCGTGTACGCTTTCGTCAGGGTAAGCCTGAGAACATGCGTGGCTATGAAACAAGAGCAGCAGGTACAAAGTTTGATGGATCAGCTAGAGCTTTAATTGCATGGAGTGATGCAGACAATACTAAGAGAGCTATCTTTGGTACACCAGATAGACTGTATGAACATGATGGTGATCAGATATATGATATTACACCAATAACAACTGTAGTAACACTCAGTAATGTTTTTGGTACATCATCAGGAAGTACAAGAGTTTGTTGTTCAGATGCTAATCATGGACGTAAGGTAGGAGATCGTGTTCTTTTTACAACAGTAGCAGCTTTTAATAATGTAAGTCTACAAGGTAATGTATACCAAATTACATCTATAGAAAGTGCTAATGTATTTACAATCTCTGTTACTGATGCGGCTAATGCTACTGGTAGTGACGTAGGAGGTGCTGCTACATTTAATTACTACCTACCTACAGGCTTCTCTGTAGCTGCTGCTGGTACTGGTTGGTCAGCAGGTACGTATAATGCAGCAGACTCTACATCTGTAGGCATCTCTAAGATTACTGCTACTGGTGGTAATGCATTGGTTACAGTATCGTGTGCTTCTGCACATGGTGGTTCAGCAAATGATTACATAGAGTTTAAAAATACTTCTATTGATAGTAATGCTGCTACAATAGGTGGTAACTTAAACCTTACTAAGACAGCTTTTGGAGGACCAGTATTTGCTATTGTATCTGTTAATGGAACACAGGTTATAGTTAGTGCAGGAGCTAATGCAAGTGCAAGTGGTGATGTAACTTCTAATTTAAACATGACTGCTAAAATATATAAACAAACTGCTGGTAGTGGGACAGGTAGAGCATGGAACTCACCAGCCTCTACTGATGCTACTGGCTTAGTATTTGATATTACACAGTGGAGCTTTGATAACTGGGGTGAAGATGTTGTAGCTAATAGGCGGGGTAGTGGTATATTCTATTATGATAGTGATGCATCTACATCACCTACTAGAGTTACCTCTGTTACAACATCTCCTGTAAGTGTTAACTCACTTATTGTATCACCTAATGATAGACATCTTATTTGTCTTGGTACTAATCAGTTTTCAGCAACAGCTTCAGTAAGTGGTCCTTTTAATCCTATGTTGGTTAGATGGTCTGACCAAGATAATAGAACGGAGTGGAACCCAACAGCAGATACAACATCAGGTGAAGTAGTTCTTACAGATGGAACTAAAATAGTAGGTGCTGTACGAGCAAGAAATGCTATTAATATTTGGACTGATAACTCTCTTTGGTTAATGCAATTTGTTGGTGGTAACTTTACATTTAGATTTCAACAGGTAGGTACGAACTGTGGATTGATTGGTCCTCATGCAGCCATTGACTATAATGGTGTAACTTATTGGATGGGCTATGATAACTTCTATCGTAATGCTGGCGCAGTAGAAGTTATACCCTGTACTGTTAGAAGGTTTATCTTTGATGATATTAATACCACTTACTATGATAAAGTTTATTGTGGTATTAACTCAGAGTTTAGAGAAATTATTTGGTTGTATGCATCTACAGGTCAGACTGAATGTGATAAATATGTTATCTTTAATCCAGAAGAAAACTATTGGGTATATGGTGATATGATCTTTACTACATTTACTGATCGTAGTGTGTTTGGCAATACTATTACAACAGGTGTAACTGCTGCTGGTAATAATATATATAATAATGAACCACCTGAAGTATTTACAGGTAGCGGTGAAACATTAATTTCATTTGTTGAGTCTGGTACATTTGATGTAGATGATGGTAATGCAGTTATGTTTATGAATAAAATTATACCTGACTATGATTTATCTGGTGGTCAAATTAAAATGAAGTTAGTTACAAAGAAGTATCCAGAAAGCACTGAAGAGATTACTAAAACATTTGATATATTTAATAATACAGAAAAAATTAATATTAGATCAAGAGGAAGGCAAGCTAAGATAAGGGTATCTTGTGAATCAAACAATGCAAGCTGGCGATGGGGATCAGTCCGTATTGCATTACAAGGTGACGGGGAGCGATAATGGCAAGATACCCTACTCTACCATTTACACTAACCAACGATGACTTAGTTGATATGTATAAACAAGTAAGAAGTTGGGGAGAAGTATTAGTTCAAGAATTAGACTCTAGAGATTTACAGGTTGACTCTGCTGAAGCACAAACTATCTTTAGGGTAACTACAGTAACAAGCATAGGTCGTCCTGTTAAGGGGGCTATTGCATACTCAACAAGTACAGGAAAGTTTAAAGGATATGTTAGTCTTGGATCAGAAACATCTTGGCAGGATTTAAATTAATGAAGACATCTGATTATTTTAATTTAGTTAATAATAGCACATACTTTAGTAATCTAAACCAAGGGTATGTTATTGATCCTACTCGACAAAGGCAGGACCAGAAGCAAGAAGTATTTGCGAAAAACGCAAAAATAGAGTATAATAGTAGTAACAAAGTTTTTAAAGATTTGGATTATTTAACATGACAATACCTATTTCATTATTAAAAGATGCTGCTTTAAAAGCTGGGTTAGAAAAACTTTTGGATCAAGCTAATATAGCAGAGCAAGATTTAAAAAAGTTTATGCCTATGTTAGAAACACAAGATAGTAGTCCAATGGACTTAGTAGATGCAGCAGCGTATGCTAATGCTGCTCCTCCTGCACAACCTATGCCTAACCAAATGCAAAGGTCTATGAATGTTAGACCTGCTGATCCACAAAGAATGGCTAACATGGAAAATATTAAACAAGCTTTAGACTCAGACTCAGCACTTGATAACTTGGCTATGATGCGTATGCAAAAAGCAGCAGGTGGTGGACAAGCATTAGAGAGTTTCTCTGGTCAAGTTCCAGGTGAAGGACATGGTATGGAAGATAATGTATATATGCCTATTGTAGATAAAGGAGATCAAGTAGCGACACTAGCTGTTAGTCCTGATGAGTATGTTGTTGATGCTCACACAATGTCTGCATTAGGAAATGGTAGTGCAGATGAAGGTGCAGATGTAATGGATCAAATAGTAAAAGAAGTTAGACAAGAAGCATTTGGTACTACACAACAACCAAATCAAATTAATGGACTACAATCACTCAGGAATAAAATGATAGGATAGGAATTATGGGCGTTTTAGATTTCTTTTTTGGTAGAACAAAACCAACACCAACTACAACAACTACTGTTCAGTCAAGCAAGCTTCCTGAAGAGATTGCTCCTTATGTAACACAGGTTCTTGAAGAAGCTCAGAAGCAATATGAAATTGCTAGAGATAAAGGATATGAACCCTATCCTGGTGAAACCATTGCACCTAGAACTCAAGAAGAAATAGATGCAATTGCTGGATTACGTGGATTAGTAGGTGGACAAGAAAAATATCTAACAGAAGCAGAAGAATCATTACGTGGTATACCTACAGAGTTTACAGCAGAAGCAGCACAAAAGTTTATGAGTCCCTATCAACAAGCTGTTACTGATATAGAGAAAAGAAAAGCTCAAGAAGATTTTCAACGTAGGATTATGCCACAGTTTGAAAAACAAGCTGTTGATGCTGGTGGTATGTCTGGTCTTGGTAGCCGTGCAGGTGTACAAGCAGCACAACTTGGTAGTGCATTTAGCCAACAACTAGGTGATATACAAGCAAAAGGACAACAGAAAGCTTATGAGGATGCCTATCGTCAGTTTACTGATCAAGCTGCAAGGCAACGTGCCAGAGCTTCTGATCTTCAAGGTTTAGGATTAACAAAGTTTCAAACTGGTTTAGCTGAACAAGGTCTTGGACAAAAACTTGCACAAGCTGATAGAGCAGAAGCACAGTCAGAATTAGATAAAGCTTTTAAAGAATACACAGAGCAAGAACAATATCCAGAGAGTGAGCTTGCACAGTTATCTAGTTTTGTTTATGGTAATCCATTCTTACAAACACCTGATAGAACAACAACTCAATCAGGAATGTTACAGCCTACATCTTCAGTAGGTCAGGGTCTTCTAGGTCTTGGGTTAACTGGTCTTAATATTTATGGTAGGGCTGGTGGATTTGGTCCTGGTGGTCCTAGCTTAAATAAATTTTTTAATCCTTATGGTAAAAAATATGGTGGTCGTGTTGTACAAAGGCAGGAGGGTGGTGAAGTACCTAATATATATAATAAGCCACAAGCTAGTCCTGCTGAAAGAAGGGGCGGCCCACAACTAGGATTAGGATTAGGTAGTTTGTTTGGTTTTAGGTTTCCCCGAAGACAAACTAATGTTATAGAGAATATAGATAATGCTGCTGGTTCTTTAAATGATTATAAAGAAGCTATGGATCAAGACATGTTAAATTTAAGAAGGGCTTCAGCAGGTATCTCTAGAACTTATAATCAAACATTTGGAAATCCACTACGATTCATTATGTCAGGATACTCGCCAGGAATGGAACAAAGGTCCACACAATTTCAAGAACAACAGGTTTTAGGAATGAAAGCTGGTGGAGGTCTACGTAGTCTGCCTGTTGTTAAACGTCAAGCAAGTGGTGGTCTAAGTGTAGCATCTTTTGGTGGTTCTGGTTTAGGTGGCTCAAGTGCTTTTAATGCTCCTAGACCTTCTAGAAATATTTTACCTACATCTGGACAATCTTCTTTTTTAAATACATTAAAACAACTTGAAGGAACATATCCTGAATTTTCTAAATATCTATCAGGAGAAGCAGCTAGAAGAGATGCAGAGGAAAGAAAAACATTAAGAGAATCACAAATGAAAAGATTAAAAGAAGCTATGCCTCAACAAGATAGATTTGTTGGTTTAGCTGAAGCTGCTAGAAGAGTAATGGGTGCTGATCCATCTAAAGGATTTATTAATGCACTTGTTGAAGGCATGTCTGGCCTAGATGAAGGACAAAGAGAAGCATATCTTAAACAAAAAGAACAAGAGCTTAAACTTCTTGAATTAGAATTAGAAGGTGAAGAGTCTGACTTAAAAGCTAAACAAGAAGCAAGAAAAGAAGGTGCAACTCTACCTCTTAAACTAGCAAAAATGGCTAAAGATTTAAAACCAGATTTAGCAAAATTAACTCCAACAGCATTAAAATATCTTGAAAATCAAGCAAATAAAAAATTTGGTATTTCAGTAACAGTAGATGATGCTGGTAATTTCCGAATGAGAAAAGGTGAGAAATTTGTTAGTCCAGAACAAAGTGAAGAAGTATTTGAATATTTACGAGACGGAATGAGAACATATGCTGATTTACTTAAAGCTGGTTTTGACGAACCTTCAGCTTTAGCACGGGCTTTTCCTAAAAGTAGTAAACCTAAAAGTTCTGGTGGTCAAAAAGGTTCTTCATCATCTCAAACTTCTAATCCTCCCTCTCTTACTCCAAACGTAAAACCTACAAATGTGACAGGCATGATAGGACGAGTAACTTCTAAAACATCTGTATAATAGGAATAATCTAAATGGCTCTAAATTATAATACTGGGTCTTTTGTAGAAATAGCTGAAGATTTAAAAAATCAAATCAATAGTAATAAATTAGAACGAAGTCAGATAGATAATTACTTACGATCTAAGTATGACGTAACTGCTGACGAGTACTATGATGCTGCTGATGAAGCTTTAGAAGCAGAAGAAAAATACTTTGAGATGAAGGAGGAGTATGCTGACTCTCCTTATTCACTCTTTGGAGTATTAGAATTAAGTCCTACATTTGTACCTGCTCATCTAAGAGATAAAGAAGTATCTGCACTACGCTCTTTTATGTATGATCCTTTACGGTCTATTGCATCAGGTCTAGGAAATTTTGCATCTGGAGTTGTTGAAACAGGAGAAATGGTATTACCTGAAAAGATTACAAAACCTATAGGAGAGGTTGCCGATAAAATAGATGATAGTCTTTCAGATAATAAAGTTTATCAAGCACTTCAAGAAACTTTTGATCCAAAGGTTAATTTAGGTGAAGAAATAGTTGGAGAGTTAGCTGGTATATTTACTGTTGGTGGTGCATTAACAAAAGGTATTACAAAGGCTGCTCCTGCTTTAGCTAAAAGAGAGCTTAAAACTTTAGGTGGAGCAATACCTACTGTTGCAGGATTTACAGCAGCAGATATTATTGTTACAGATAAAAATGAAAACTTAGCTAATATGATCTTAGAAACTTTTCCAGGTGGTGAGGGTGTAGTTTATGATCTGTTAGATAAGATAGCTATTAATCCAGATGATGCTGACTCTGTAAAACTATTTAAGAAAGCTATTGAAGGTACTGTTCTTGGTGGTATAACAGAGGTTGGTATTATTGCGGCTGCTCCTTTAATAAGAAAAGTAATGGCTAAAAGAAAAGCTGTTAGAGAAGATGGTGTATTACAACCACCTAAAGATGATACAAATAAAATAACAGATACTGAAGTTGTAGAACGTCCTGATGGTACGTATCAACAAAGAGTAAGATTTAAACAACCAATTAAACTTCTTACTCCTAAGTATGCAAGAGAATCTAAAAATCCTTTAAAAAGATGGTTTACATCTAGACAAGGATTAGATGAACAATCTTTTTTAGCTGCTGAAAAATTAGATAGTAGTTTACGTGCTGCTTCTGTTAACGCAGAAGAATATGGAAAAGATTTTCTTAGAGTTCTTGAAAAAGAATTTGGTAAAAAACTTAATCAAATAGATAAAGAAGATATAGAACTAGTCAATGATGCATTGGGTAGGATAGACCCTATTGATGAAACTGCTCCACAAGAAGTACTGAAAATATTAAAAAAGAAAAAGAAACCAACAAAAGATGAAAAAGATATTGTTGAAGCTTATCAACGTAAAGTTTTAAATGAAGCTAGAAAACGTCAGACTAATGCTTTAACTCAGTTACCTGTAAATGTAGCTAATGAAATTACTAAGATAAGAACTGTTATTGATAACTATAGTAGAGATATTATAGATAGAGGTTTAACAGGAGGTAAAGAAATTACTGCCGCCGTTGATAATAAAATTGGTTTGTATGTAACTACAGACTATGAAGTATTTACAAATCCTCAATGGGTAAAGCGCATACAAAATGCACATAAAGGTAAAGTAGATGATGTTGAAGCTTTAGAGATTATAGATGGTATACGTGGTTATCATATAAAAAGAAATCCGAAAGAATCCGAAAGAGGTATAGATGAGCTAGTACAAAAAACTGTTGATGCCTATAGTGAAGGTGAAGAAGCATTTATAAATTCTTTATTTCCTAAAGTTCAAAGTGATGGTCATGTTCTTGGAAAGATTATGACAGGGCAAAAATATATCCCTAGTGATATTCGTAAACTTTTACGTCAAGTTGAAAATCCTACAAGTAGGGCAATGGCTACTATAGAAAAGCAAGGTAAACTAATTGCAGAGCATCAGTTTTTAACGGACATGAGAGATATAGCTCTTAGTGATTATGGTTCTCAACTATTTAGAACAGGATCAAAATTTAAATCTAGAGGCACAAAAACAGTTCGGCCAGATGAAGAAACTGGTGTAGCTACAGAAGTAGGAGAACAAACATTTACAGGTGAACTATCTGACATAGCAAATGATTATATTAAAACTTTAGGGCCAGATGCTAATCCACTTACAGGTATAATGACTACTAAAAGTTATAAAAATAAATTAAATAAAGGACTAGATATTCAAACACCTGAAGGTAAAGCTTTTAATGCAGTTTTTAAAACTACAAATGCAATGAATGCTTGGTTCTCTGGAGCGCAGACTGTTTTATCTGAATCTACTCATGCTCTTAACGTAGGTGGTAACATGGTTATGACACTTGCTAACGGTAATTATATGCCGCTTACAGGTGGTTTAAAAGAAATGTTAACATATAATCCTACAATGAATAGGCTTGTCAATAAGGTAGGTGGAAAATTAAAAATTGATCCTGAAGAATATGCTGATCTTCAAAGAAAAGGTTTAGTTAATAGTGGTGTTAATCAAGAGTTTTTCTATCGTTCTCTTGATGATGCAGACTTTGATAAGCTTTTATATAATAAAAATAAACTTGTAAGGGGAGGAGCTAAACTTATTGATGGCATTGCTAAAGTTTATAGAGCAGAGGATGACATATTTAAAGTATATAATTACTATAAAGAACTAGATAGATATACTAAAGTTTTTAGTAAACAGTTAGCAAACAAATCAATGACTAAGGCAGACATTGAAGAATATGCTGCAAGAATTGTTAAAGATACATTACCAACTTATTCAAGAGTTCCAAGATTTTTAAAAGCTACAAGACAGACTGGTGTTATTGGAGCCTTTCCATCTTTTACTGCTGAAAGTCTTAGAGTTTTTAAAAATAACTTTTTAATAGGTGGTCAAGATTTTCTTAGAGGTATTAAAGATAAAAATACTGCATTAATGGCAGCGGGTGCAAATAGAATGGCTTCTGCTACAACAGTTGGTGTTCTTGGTACAGGATATCTTATATCAAATAATGAAGCTAATGGAATATCAGAGGATGATATGGGAGCCACTGAGGTAGTTGTTCCTCCATATGATAAAAATTCTACAAGACGATTTAACACACCAATCTTTCTTAATCCAAAGACAGGTAGTGTTGAAGTAAACTTTATTAATGTTAGTCGTACTAATCCTCAAGATGCACCATTAAAATTAATGAAGGCTATATATCAGTATGCAACTAGTGGACAACCTTTAGATGAAAATCTTATACAAGATACTCTTTCTAAAGTAGGTAAAGTTATTGAACCCCTAGTAAGAGAATCACTAGCAGCAGAATTTATTCTTGATTCACTTCGTGGAAGAGATAAGTATGGTAATGAACAAGCTTTTATGGATACATTTTATAAAGCTTTAGTAGAAAAAGCTGCGCCTAAAACAATAATAGATATTTGGAAAGATACTAGAAAATTTAACTCTAAAACTGGTGTGAGTAAGACAGGATGGCCAGCCCGTTTTGAAGATAGTGTAAAGAAATACTATGGAATTATACAACAAACTATAAACTATGATAAAAGTATACAGATGGTAGTTTCAAATAATGTAAGAGAAATAAAAAATATTGAAAGCAGTTTAAAGAAAAAAATTGGTGAGCTTCGTGAAGGAGTTGTAGATTATTCTGATCAAAATGAAATAAATAAAATAATAAAAACAGTAGATGATCATATGAGAGAAAGCTATATTGCTCAAAAAAAATTAGCTCAAGACTTACATGCGTTTAAAAAAATGAGATACTATGTTAAAGGTAAAGGTAAAGACTCTATTAAAATAGATAATCAAAGTTTTGTACCTAAAAAAATGAATGATATAAAAATACTTGATATGCTTACATCAAATAATTTATTTAAAGAACCTAAATATGTTGAGGATGTGTTACTAAGAAATCCTACACAAAAAGGTGGTGTAGGTTATTTTTCACCATATCTTTTAGGAACAGGAACTGCTCAAATTTTTGAAGTAAAAGATAAAATACCTTCTGAAATAGTACGATTAGTTGAAAATCGTTTAAATCAATGGAAAGAACAATCATTACCATTGTTAATTGAAGGTGAAGAATAGTGTTAGAACTAGGACCAAGAGAACTTGTTACACTAGGCACAGTACTGGCTGGTCTAGCTGCTACATGGGGCGTACTCAAGACTACAATACGTAGTATGGTTAATGACCTAGAAGAGTACAAGCAAGAGCTTAACGACATTGCTACTAGACTAGACAAGGCAGAAGCTAAGATGGCTGTTGCTATTAGTTCTATAGATATTATGTCCAATGATATATTGTCTCCTCAGATATTGAAGAAGCAGTCAGAAAGAGATGGTGCAGTAGAGGAACGTCTACGTTCACTAGAAAAGAGTGTTGATAAATTTAACAATATGCACAATGGCTCACATCCACCTGTGGGCAAAGGAGTTGTTTAATGTGGGATTTTTTTACAGAAGACGAACTAAAGTGTAAGGGTACTGATGAGTGCAATATGGATGAAGAGTTTATGGAAATGCTTGTGGCTCTACGATATGCCTACGACAAGCCTATGGTTATATCTTCTGGCTATAGGGACGCTTCATATAATCAGGTTATAGGTGGGGCTAAGAACTCACCACACCTATCTGGTAAGGCAGTAGATGTTGTAGTATCTGGTAAGGATGCTTATGAGCTTATGTCTCTTGCTATGGAGAAGGGCTTCTCTGGTATTGGTGTATCTCAACGAGGACCACATGAGAGTAGGTTTATACATATAGATACAATGGACAACAGTAACATGCACCCAAGACCGTGGGTATGGAGTTATAAGTAATGGACCCGTTAACACTAGCTGCAATTACAGGAGGCTTTGCTGCTGTTAAGTCAGCAGTGCAGGGTGTTCGTACTGCTCTTAATACAGCAGAAGATGTAGGTGCTATTGCTGGGCAGATAGATAGGTTATTTAAAACTCACTCAGAAGCTAAGAAAAGAATTGACTCTGCTTCTAAAGATAAGAAGTTAAAGAATAACAAGTGGGCAAAGTTTGTAAAGTTTAGACTCAAGGATGACGGTGACGACGAGACATCACTAGCTAATGTAGCAGCAGCCAAGCTTGCACAGAAGCAACAAGAAGAAGATATCAAAAGATTATCTATTGAAATTAATAAACGCTTTGGTGCTGGCACATGGGACGAGGTGTTAGAAGAACAACAGAAGCGTATAGAAGAACGTAAAGAAAGAATTAAGAAAGAGAAGGAGGAACAACAGCTAAAAGCAGAGCGCAAAGCACTCCAGCAAAGAGACTTATGGCAGACAATATTGATTGAATCTGGTAAGATAGTAGTGGTTGCACTGTTTATAGCTGGTGTAGCAGCCTTTATATGGTATAATAAAGCATAATGCTTTGTACGGCGTTTTAAGCCTCATATAGAGTATTCAGGCTCTTCTGGGTAGGGTAGGTCCACAGACCCTAGAGATGCTCCCTCCTCGTCGCTCTCTAACGGTAAATCCTCGAAGAAGTGGTGTGCAAAATCACATTTCTCTAGCAGAGCTACAACTTTCTCATAACCTAGTACATTTAGGCACCCTATGATGGCAACCTCTAGGGTGTCTTTGTCTGTTGATATTTTACTATCACTATTTGCACCACGTATCCTAGATAAAAGTTCAAGTGCTTTGATTGCACTGTTGGTATGTCCATTTGCTTTTGCAAATTCGTACTGGCTTTCCATCTCCTTGATAACATCAACGTCTGTTTCTAGTTCTTGTTCTAATTCATGAACACGATCTATAACTTCTTGCTTCTGCAAGAGACGATAGCCCTGGTTGTATGCAGACTCTGCTGCATAGCCAGCCGCCTTTGCTGCTTCCGTGGCGTTACGGTGTAGCACATAGGCTTGTGAGAACTTTTCTTGTTTCTCATTTAACATTATTTATTTTTCCCTGATAGGTACTTTGGTTGATCCTTACCTTTTATTTTTTTGTTAAACCAATTTATAATCTTAGTATATAAATTATTTAACATAGTATGTTATCAATCCATTTGACATGAGTGCTAGTGTTACAGCATTAATAACAATCAATGCTCTATCATTCCATAGTATACCAACAATAAACCAACCAAGCATACCAATTGCATGAAAGATAAGATTGGCTGGAAAAATATTATTACTTGTTAATATAACACCTATTATTAATAAGAAAGACGCTACCCATTTAATATACCAGTCTAGTGTGTGTATGGGTGTCTTCTTATCTACCTTCATAGAGAGCCTACTGTTTCTCTTTCTATGTCGTTATGGTCAAACTCTGCCCAGTATAACTCAAATGCCTCACCACCTTCTACACCTTCAAACTGATGGTACTCTCCAGGCTTTACAGTTGTCCAGTCTCCAGGCTCTAGCACTGTCTCATCTACTAGATCATAGTCATTCTTCCATACTTTAATTTTAAGGACACCTTCTGTTACATAGAAGCCATTCCATTTGTATTTATGTTTATGTTTGCTGCATGTACTGCCTTCTTTAAATTCAATTCTATGAAATTCTAGAACACCATTACCAAAAATAAATTCTGTTTCTCCCCATACCTTACCTGCTTTCATTATGTAATCCTCTGCATGTCATCTATAAATTTTTTCTCAACACAATTTATATCTTTAACAGATGCTTCTCCTTCGGGATATTGTTTTCTAGCAAACTCTTTTAATATAACAACATTCCTATTAACATGTTCAAAACATTCTTCTTGTGTTTTAAAAAGTAAGGGTTGACTTTGATATTGATTTACAATAATAGCATTACTTAAATGTTTAAGCGGATCAGCAAAAAACATTGTTATTAAAATCATATATGTCATATTATTTCTTCTTCATGTTATTACGTTGTACGCCTTTCCACTTCTCAGCAGTACGCATACCACCAAGTCCAAGTAAAGCAAGGGTTAAAGACATAAGACCCTCAGTCTCAATATAAGGTAGTACTATATCTGCACCACTAAGTGCAATACCCCATACTGCTACAGGTTGTAGAACAAACTGCCATGCCAAACCAAAGGCACATATCCACATGATGGCTGGCCTAGCACCAGCAACAAAGATAGATGGCGACTTAGCTTGCTCAATGTTTGCCTGTGCTTGTGCTAGATCAAGTGATATCATCTGTTGTTTAAGCTCTGCATTAAGCTTAGTCTTTAGGTCTTTATCCTCAACAAACTTATCAAGGACTTTACCTGCTACTCCAATAACTGAATCTGCTAATCCTAGCATCTTAGTCCTCCGTTAGTTGAAAGATTGTAGGAAAGTATTTAATCTTATAGGCTCGTCTCTTAATCTCTTCATCTACTTTATGATCTGCATATAGTATAATATTTAAATCAACATTCTTATGTTCTCTGAGCCTACTTGCTAAAAAGTTTGCCCACTCTTCAGGTTTAAAAATAGATACGTGTACGTTAGTACCATCTCTAAACTTTTTAAGTGCAGGAAGACAAGAGATGTTTAAAAATAATACTTTCTTTGCATAGTCAAGAAGCTCATCTACCACCCATCCTAAGTCTTCTTCTGGTACATGCTCTAATACATCTGTGCATACAACAGAATCAAATTTACCAGTAGGTAGCTTGTTATGTTCTTCATAACCTGGATCATATAGAGTATATTCTTTTATGTCCCAAATCTCAGGCAGTGGTTTAGAGATAGGGTTATCTATTTTAACTTTATCATAGTTCTTAGTGTATAGTAATCCTTTACCACTACCATAATCAAGAAGTGTTTTACATTTATTTTCTCTAAGAACATGTTGAATAACATCTACAAAACTAGCTACACTTCGACCATTAAACATTTGATCAGAAGAGTCATGCATTAATTCATATTCTTTTAGTAGTTCCTCGTATCTTTCAGAGGGGAACTCTCTGCTGTAGTCATCGTCACACTCTATCTTTGACTTAACTGTAATAGCTTCTGCTTTTCTCATGAATAGTATTCCTTAAATGTAGGACGTTCCTCTCTTGATGCTTGTATATCCCACAGGTCAGCAACCATAGTATCTTTGCCGTGGTATGTTAGCACACCTTCAAGACCAGGATCAGCAAAGACTTTCTCACAGTCCTGTGCCATAGCTAGAAGCTCACCTGTTGTCCAATATGTTTTATCTTGTACGTTTACCTCAATGTATTTAGGCTTGGGAGTTTCACCACCCTCAAGATCACCTGTAGTTTCAGTCTTCTCTTCATCAGTAGGCTCGTCTCTACAGCAATCAAAACCAAAGAGATGTACATCCCTGAAGCCCATCGTGTGGAACATACCAATGCCTCGCATGGCTGCACATGTACCACCTGTAATTAACGTAGCACCTTGAGGTATACCAAGGTCTTCGTTTAGCTTTACTACATTATTAGTGATTTGATTACCTCTCTCTTCCTCTTCTCGTAGTGAATCAGTAAAGGCATGCCATCCCCATATGTTAGCACCACTATCTTTAAGTAGTTTAGTTGTAGATGGGTCAGTCATTGACGCAACAAAGAACATTGTATCAGAAGATACATCTTTAAACAAGTCTTTTCTTACAATGTTATGTGTGCTTACACCTTCGACTGGACGGGGATCAAGAACAATACAACCCCACGGTACAATGCCATTCTTTAATAGATTAGGATAGGCATGTTTAACTGCAAGCATCTTTGCTGTAGGATTATCTTTCATGAAAGACTTTAATTCATCATAGTCTAGATACGGTCCTGCTGAAACAATAATACCTTTGTCTCTATGTGCAGGATGTTTAACAATCCATTTATTATCGTCAATTAATTTAAGATTAGTTTGGATGTTACTAGTGATATATTCTTTTGGTACACTATCTCTGGGGTGTACAATAATAGGAACACGTTTAACTTCTTCAGGTATATCTTTAATATCATTGTTAGTTAAGACAACAACAAGGTGAGTTACACCACCGTTAACCACACGATCACTGGATGGAAGTATATGCTTTCGGTTTGTACTTTTCTGATCAAAGTTAGTCCAACCTTCTTCATCTTCAAAGCCTTCTTGAACTTTATTTGTTTCAATTTTTTCAAAGACTTTATTAACACCACGATACTTTTCAGGTGGTAGTTCTTCAGCTTCGTCCTTTGTAAAGTAGTGATCCATTAAAACAATAGGCACATTCTGCAACACATCAAACTCATGTGCTACAGTCTTCTCACTATTACCACTACCAATTAATGCTAGATCAATATCATCTGGTATATCTTTTGTAAGAACATCTCGAACATTACCTTTATGTAATTCATAGGTAAATGTTTTATCATTATGTTCTTTAACATACTCAGTAAACTCATCTAGTCTTTTAATAACAGCCGCCTCAGTATTGTGAGGTTTAACATTGAACTCTTCTTTATCAATGGTAGATGTAGCATCTTCAAAGAGATCGTAACCAATGTAGTGTACAGTATCAGTACGATCAAAGGCAGCAAGAGACATCTCAATAGCACGACCAGCGTTCCATGTACCAGTCTCTAGTATCTTCTTAGGTTCATAAAAACGAATAAGATCAGCAAGTTGCTTGTACCTACCAGGAAGAATGTCTGGTGTAGTTGATTCATCTGATAGAGGTATAACACGATTACCATCAGCATCTCTAAGGTTCTTTGCTAGTGGGCTACGTAGGTCTGCAAGTATGGTATCTACAAACTCTGATGTCTCTGAGTTTAGTAATCTATAGTTCATACCATGTGCATTGTAGATAGATACTAAGGTATTAAGAATAAAGAAAGCTCTCCAGTCTCTATACTTTAGATAGTTGTCAGTAATGTATGCACCACGTAGATCAGCAATAAGATCAACACAGGGTTGATATGTAATTTGAAATGCAGCAAAGTGTGTCTGATCTTCAATCAGTGTTAGAGGAACCTCATTATTGTCATCACTAAATACTTTCTCAAGATAGTTAGTAGTTATCTTATTCATAGTATGACAGTGAGGGTCAACCCAAAAAACCCACGACATAGAATTATTAAACATCGTTTCACTGATAGCAAAAACTTTTGGAGCCTCTGTTAAAACATCAATGGTTTCGTTGTATTCAAACTCACCATTCTCTGTACCGTTATGTTCTTTATTTCTTTCAGCAAACTCTGTGTAATCAGATAGATTACTTAGATTATAATAGTGAATGTTCTTTGCTTTAGGTAATGAATAATGTTTGATATCCATATCATAATAGTAACAATCAAATTCAATAGTAGTGTCCCACTTAGAAGCAAAGTCTTCTATAAGTCTGGCACCATTGCTTTTTAGTAGCTTCTCATTGAAGCATGTAACAACTCTATAACTCATAAGGTTCAATCATTCCTTTTCCTACAAGATACGTATACTCTTGATTCCACTCAGATGCATAGTAGCCATCAGCATGGCGAGTGCAAGACCAGTCTTTAAACCACGGTCCACCAGTGGTGAAGTGTACGTTCTTAGGTTTAATGTCAGAAGAAGAATGATTATCAAGCCAGTTCCACTCTTCGTCAATACCACCAATGTCTGATTCTTTATCACCAACCCATTGAAATTGATGCAACCATGAACCAGACATTGTATTTACTTTCTCAACTGTAAGTTCTTTATTCTTAGGATGAGAACAATTCCAAAGCATAAGACTAGACCAGTTCTTTTTAGGATAAGATAGTTGTACTTGTTTATCCATCTTTACTCTATCTGTTGGTTCATACTTATGTTTAACACAGTAGACAGGATAGTAATCTAGGTTATACTCTTCAAAGATTTCATTGATGTCAGTACGTATGAGCATATCACAGTCCATGTACAATGCCCAACCCTCATACATGTTAAGAGCAGGAACAAGAAACCTAGAAAAACTAAACTCAGTAGAGAAAGGACGACCATCTATTAGGTCTATCTTTTGATTACCATCTTCTTTATGTTCTCGCCAATACATATTCATCAGGCGTAGTGTATCTAGTTTAATAGGTATCACACGAACATTATCTACAGAGATACGTTCAATAGTAAACTTTAGTACTTCATAGGCTACACGTTCTTTAGGATCATAGCCAATGTAAACTGTGTTAGGTGCTTTCTTCATAGATACTCCAAAAAAAGTGGTTAGCTACTAGAATGACCAATGCAAACTAAGTAGCTAACCTAGTTGGTTTATATATTAATTTATATCGTAGATAGTTTCCTTTTCATTTTCAGGAATAACTCTCTCAAGTGATATCTCCAACATACCATATTTAAGACTAACATCTTTAACAAAGACATTCTCTGCCAGTAGAAACTCTTTCTTAAAATCTCTATTAGCAATACCCTTGTAAACATAATCTTGTTTTGTTTCCGCAACAGACTTCTTACTTTCAATAGTTAAGGTTCCATCTTCACTCTTAACTGATAAGTCTTCTTTTGAAAACCCTGCAACAGCCATCGTAATAACATACTCATCGCTGCTTTTCTTTATTAGATTGTGTGGTGGATATGCTTTAGATACACTGTTCCATATCCTCACAGCATCATCCAAGAACCTTTCGTGACCAATGGCCCACTCAGGTAGGGTTTCAAACATCGTAAGTGAATTAACCATATCATTCTCCTATTAGCAAGTTGATATTAACATGACCCATTATTGGCATCATACATATATTATACTACAAAAATACTCTTTCGTCAAGGACTTTTTTATACACCGCATGATCCACCATGACCAGTGATAGTGCATATGTCGTGTGTCTCTAGTCCTTCCTCAAACTCTTCGCCTAGTTTCTCAACAGCTTCAGAGTAAGATACACTACTAAGAGGCTGACCACCACGGCACCCATCAGGGTACACTGTAAAGCCACGTAGTCTACCAGCATATGTAGCTAATGTCTCAGTGAAGTCATCTACTGTGTCTTCATTATTAAGCTTACTACCCCACTCAGGTAGGTTAATCGTAGAAGAGATAGACATATCTACATAGTCCTGTATGTCTGCTTGAAACTTAATGCGTCTCTTATAGTCAGATGCAAGGTCAAGAGCAGACTCAATCTTATCTGGATTGATACCATACAAATCAATGATCTCCTGTGCAGCACTGTCTACTACGTACTGATAGTGCCAACGTGTACCATTCTTGAGATACCTACGCTTGTAAGCTACAGCAAAGATAGGCTCAATACCTGTAGATGTACCAGCAAGAATACCAATAGAACCTGTAGGTGCAATAGCACGATTAGCTACAGGACGAGAGACGTTAAGCTGATCAGCAAACTTAGCACTGGTGTTGTCGCTGATACCTTTGTATACAGACAACCACTTATGTAGTCCCTCAGTTACCTCGTACTTCTGTCCTGCTTTAATCAGCCACTCATGTATACCCATCAGACCTAGACCAAGCCTACGGTTCTTGTCTCTAACGTCATAGACTTTCTGGTAAGGAAGCTTGGCACGTAGTGTACCGCATAACAGAAACTTAGTAGCTAGTTCTACTACATTAGAAAACTCTGCAAGATTATCGATACGACCCATATTAATTGAGCCAAGATTACACACATCAGAATCATCTTCTGACGTAACTTCGGTACAGGCGTTGCGGAGTGTTTCGTTTTCTTTGTCGAAGAAGTTGAACGAGAATCCTGGTTCACCAGTTCTAAGGCTCTGACTAACATTAGTCCTAAAGGCATCTCCTACATCTCCTGTCTCATAGTAATTTAGTAGCCACTCTGTATCATAATTTACAGATATATTAGTCATGTCAAGTGGTGCAGGAAAGTTAAAGTCTTGTTCTTTAATCTGACCAATGGTATGTTCTGTTGTACCAATAGGCATATCATACCAGTTTTTTGACATAAGAAACTTATCTACATCTGGATGTTTCCAATTAAGACTTGCATAAATTGCAGACCTTCTAGAACCACCCTGCATAACTCGTCTGCCTATCTCATTAATCATCTGCATCTTAGGTATAGGTCCAGAAGCAAGGCCACCTGTACCATTTAGTAGCCTACCCTCCTCACGATATACACTATAGTCAATACCAATACCACCGCCTGTCATCAGGCAAGACTCAGACTTCCATGATATGTTAGCCCAGTCTTCTCTTGTATCTTCTTCTGCCTTGAGCAAGTAGCAGTTATTAAAAAACTTATTATCACGCCCAGCATAGTAGAGATATCTACCACCAGGAATAAACTTGAGGTCTGTAATAATTCTTTTGAGTTCTTCTTTCTCGTCCTTAGTCATATACGTTTGACATACATCATCTACAAGCACAGATGCTAGTGCATCCCATGTCTCACAGTTATGGTGGGAATATTTCTGCTTGAAGATATCCTCACTAAACTTTGAACGAAACATAGGATTTTCGTTTGATCGGAATTGTACCATCACCCCCTCCTTAGTTGTAATAAAATTTCAAAATCATTTCCGCATAGTGTATAGCCTTCTCTATATCTTTCTTTCCTTCTCCTTTGGTTCTGTGTCTAGTAATATATTTAATAACATTACCTTCAAAATAGTTTAGATCATTTGAATGTATATACTCAACAGGTTGTATGCCACAGTCTTTGTAATGATCACCACCTACCTGCCTCTGCATTGTATCACAGGAAGGAGTGAAGTTTTTGTCTGATATCATCTACATTCTCCGATAAGGTTACTCGTAAAGCAAAAGTTCTAACTGTCTCCGGCTCTACACCAGCAAGCTCACATGTGATAGTAAAGTTTTCACATGTTGTACCTACAGACGCAAAGACCCATGCCATCGCCTGATCTCTATACAGGGATGTTTCATGCGGCTCATTATACTTCTCTGGTTTAGATAAGTCAAGCAGTGCTTGCAAAATAACTGCAAGATTTAAAGACCTATCAGGATTTTTATTTGTCAGATCATATAAAGATTCTGCCTCTAATATATCATCAATCATCTGGTGGCTCTTGTACGGGCCTGTAGAACTTACCACCTACGTAGTTATTGTAGTAGGCTTGCTCATCAGAACCTTCTAGTTTCTTTGTTAGTGCATGATTAATCATTTGATAATAACATTCATAGTATTTTAAGCTACGTTTATTTTTGTACTCACCTATAATTTCAAACTTAAAGTTTTTCTTACCGTGCTTCTTGATGTCTTCATTAAGATGTTTGCTTGAACCAGTGTATACTTTCCAATTAGATTCAACTTTCTTTTTCTTTCGTGTATAAAAATATTGCTTACATCCTATATAAGATTTAGATGTTTTAATATTAGTTATTGTATATACAAAACCAAAGTGTGATGTAGGATCTGGCTTCTTACTATACTTCCAATGCATTACCAGTCCATTACTTCAGGGACATCAGGTTCTTTGCCAACTTGAACCAAGTATCTCTGACCTTGTGCATATTTAAAGACACGTATCCCTCTTCCTCCGTTAACGTCTGACCAACATTCTCTTTTATGAGAACAAAAAACACAACCAACGGATAACTTAAAATTACCAGACTTGCCATCAGGAATAGGATCGTAGCAGCGATCAGGGATAACATCGCTGTCAACCAGTCCTTTAAGATGTTTAACCCTTGCTTCAGCATTTATAAACTCCATTGAATGTACTGGAGTTAACACAATCTCTCCAGTTGATTTATCTATTGCGAGGAAGGCTGCTTCCTTTAACCCATTAGCTTGTGCGTATGCAGATATCTGTGCAATATATCCAAAGGGATCATCTTCTAACAAACTATTATTCTTAAACTTTTTAAATGAACTAGTAGATGCACTCTTTACATCCACAAGAACACCATCAATAATACAATCCTGATGTCCTAAGACACCACCAACACTGACTTCTTTTTGTTGATCTTCAACATCGTGTCCAGCAATTGATGCACACATAAGAAGAAACTCTTCAAGAATATATCCATATAAAAACTTTATGCGTGTGCTTGATGTAAGAGATGCACGTTCTTTATCTGAATTAATATTATACCATAGCTGTCTATCTGGTTTACCTATTTGTGACAGCCTTAACTTTTTATCTACAGACTCTTCGTCATATAAGAATTTTTTAGTATGTAACTTAACCATCTCTCCAAACTCTTCGACATACTTATCAACGTCTTCTTCAGACATATCAATAGCGGAGAGATTGAATAGGCTATAGATATCTTCAACTAGTGTGTCAATTTTTTTCATGTAATAAAAAAGAGGGGAGCAGAATACGGAAACTACTCCCCTCTCTATCTCCTACGTTAGATTAAAATGGAACTGCGTCAGTCTCTTGGACATATCCACCATCTACGGGGGCGAAGTCCTGCTGATTTCCAGCGTACTCAATAAAATCTACAATCTGTATAGCAGCAAGGTCAGCGGATATTCCTGACTTTCCAGCATAGTCCCATTCGTAGGGGATTGCCTTTACATTAACGGTACTACCATTAGCAATCTTCTTATCGTTATTCCAACGATTATTTTGTGAGTCCATCACAATCGGTGCATTACGTTGCGTACCATCTTTGCGGTGAACCTTACGTTTGATAGTTACAAAGTCTCCTCGTTCATCTCCTTTGTTAGCAACTTTTAAACCAGACTTCTCAACAACCTCACGGTTGTCATCATTAATCTCTACTTGTATTGACCATACTGGATCGAACTTGGTGTTCGGCTCAGTGATGGAAGCATAGTGGCACTTACCAGTAATGTAAACGGGATCATTCATATTCTATTTCTCCTTTAAAATCCGCACCATTGCGGCACTGTGTGGGATCATTCCCAAGTTTTCGTTGTCTACTACTAACAACAAAAAGAATTATAGCACAGGTGGTGTGCTAGTGTCAAGTACTTTAATGTGTTTCTGCCCAATTATTTCCAACTTTATAATCAGAGTCAAGCTCACACCTAAAGTTAAATGTTTTCTGTGTATGGTACATAGCATCTTTAGTAATCTGTGTAAAGCGTTTAACATCGGCCTTGGCTACCTCAAACTGATACTCATCGTGTATTGAGGCTACAATCCTAGCATCAAGACCAGTTTTACGTATCCTATTGTCCATCTCTACAAGCCATTGCTTACATACAATAGCACCAGCACCCTGTAATAGTGTGTTTAGTGCGGCATGGTCTGATCTAATGTGTAGTCTTCTACCATCAAGACCTGGAATACTACCAGACTGTGCAGCCTCCTGTACATTAGAACGTAGTTTCTTGAGGGCTGGCATGTTACGTAGAAACTTTTGTATTAGTTTCTGACCATCAGATGCAGAACCACCTACTACCTTACCAATCTTAGCTGGACCTGCGCCATAAAGAAAAGCATAGATAAAAGTCTTTGCTTGATCTCTAGTCTTCAGTCCTGCTGCTTGTTGGTTGGCAGTATGTACATCACCAGTAAGAACCTCTTGTGTAAAGGTAGCATCATTCATGTAATGTGCAAGACATCTAAGTTCAAGACCAGATGCATCAGTACCTACTAGCTTATGTGTTTCTGTATTAGATACTGTCCATAGGCTACGGCACTCTTTACCATAGGGGCTGTATACTGCTGGTACTTGTGCCATATTAGGTTTGTTGTGTGCCATACGACCAGTGATTGTTCTTAGTGTAAGCACCCTACCACGTACACGCATGTCTTCGTCGCACTCTTGTATCCATGACTTGAGAAGTCCAGTTCTTTTCTGTAGAAGAAAGTAGCGGTTGAACATCTCAGCCTCTGGCATCTTGATCTTGGATAGAACCTCTTCATTAACAATGACATTACCTTTCTCTGTTAGTTTGTCTGGCTTCCATCCACGAGACATTAGACGTTCAGCTATCTGCTTACGACTTGCAATGTTAAATGGTACTATGTTTGTTTTTGTTTTGAGTTCTATAATCGTAGGCTCAAACTCTTTCTCAGCGTCACTCTCTAGTTGATGTTGTTCATCCTCAAGTTGAGCTAGAAGTATCTGTGCTTCTTTAAGGTTAAAGGCAAATCCATTACGTTGCTGCTTGTCTAATATAATTCTAATATTACGCTCTAGATTATAACAGGCATCAGAGAAACCTTTGCTTTCCTCTTCTAATTTCTGTGCTACCTTATGAGTAAGATCAACGTCTCGCTTACAGTACTCTAACATCTCAGGTGTGTAGTGCTTGAAGTCATGGTAGTCTATCTTAGGAAATCCAAAGCGTTCACCCCATGATTGTAGTGAGTGACCACCATCACGCACAGGATTAAATAGCTGTGACTCAATAAGAGTATCACGTACCTGTACAGGTGCGATAGCAGAACCTGTTAGCTTGTTAAGAATGGGAGCATCAAAGCTAATACCATTGTGCATAATGAACTTTGATATACGCTTTGACCACTCACCAAACTCTTGACATTGATTACCAATCCACTGACGCATCTCTCCTGTTTGATAATGTTTAGCTACAATGCAATGTATTATTCTTGCATCTAAGTCATCAGTCTCAATGTCTACGATTGCTTCCATTAATCTATGTCCACTATATATCCATCTTTAGTTTGAAGGTGAAAGAACATCTCACCCTTGCGGATGTTACGATTAGAAACTTCCTTAACCTCTGAATTAAGAACACTATCACCATCAAAGAACCATGCTTGTTTACAGTCATCTCTGAAGACAACGAATGTTAGTAGATCATTATAGTGATCTTTCTTCCATTTGTCAAGAAGTCTTTTCTTTCTGTATGGTATACGTATATCTTTCCATGAGCTAGGCCAGTCGCCTTTCCAAGAATACTTTATCTCTACCTCATAGAAGTGTCGTGGTAGATCAGGATTTATACTACATGTGATATCAAAGTAAGTGTTCTCTTTCATTGTAATGTCTGTTGAGTTTGTATTCTTTTCAAGCCAACCTATCATAACATCCTTGGCTTTCTTGTCAGCAACATCATAGAGAGCCTTGTCAAATTTCTTTTTAACAGTCTCCATTACTCCTCTCCTTCCATAAAGGGATTGTCCACTTGAGTCATGCGGCCAGTGTCACGGTCATAGTGGAGGTAGCAAGATACACCTGTCTCACCAGTGTATCTGTTCTTGAGTATACGTACTGTAGTAGTGTTAGCTTCTACGTCATCCTCTGCTTGTTGGTTACGCTCTAGTCCAATGACTGCATCAGATAGGTGTGCGATAGATGCAGAGCCACGTAGATGCGAGAGTGATACCTCACGGCCATCCTCATGTCCACGATCACCTCCAGGTCTACGTAGATGGCTAACAAGTAGCAAGCCTATGTTAGTCTCCTCAACCAGTGAACGTAGCTTAGTCATCAGTATGTCGATAGACTTACGCTCATCACCGTTGTCCTCCTGACCTGATACCAAGATAGATAGGTGATCAAGAATAACCCACTTGCAGTCAAGTGCCTTTGCCATGTAGCGTACACGATCTAGTATCTCATCGTTCTCAATACTACCAAAGTGATCGAAGGCAAAGAATCTGCCGCTACCTAGCGTAGCATCCTGCCATACCTTGAGTTGCTCTGGTGTATACTGCTCACGTATCTCTTTGATATACAGCCTAGCATTAGCCTCAACACTCATGATATTGAAGGCAGTATTCTTTGTGCTTTCTTCAAGGGCAAGCACACCAATATTAGCTTCTGTATTCTGCATGATATGATGCATAAGCTCACGCATGATACTGGACTTACCCATACCTGCACCAGAGGTGAACGTCACAAGCTCACCAGTACGCATACCGTAAGTCTTCTCGTTCATCTTAGGCCAGGGATAGTGACAAGTCTCATTGATCTTCTCGTCGTATAGAGAAGAGCCAAGGTCAGCTAGGTTTATAATACCTGCTGGTGTGTAGGTACGTGCGTTCCACCATGACTGTACAAACTTCTCACGCTGCCCTGTCTTGAGATACTCATTAGCATCCTTGAGATCAAGGCTCACGATCTTACACTTGTTAGGTTCAAACAACTGTGCGACCTGTTGCTCTGCTAGTTTACCTTGCTCGTCGTTGTCAAAGCATACAACCACGGTATCAAACTTATTGAGGTAGTCAAAGGATTGCTTGCAGTTTTTGAGGGCAGATGCTGCACCATTTTTTATAGATACAACAGGCCACTTGGAACCGAGTAGTTCGTATGCACTCATAGCATCAAGCTCACCCTCACATACTGTGATGTACTTACCACCCTGATTGAATACATTCTGTCCAAACAAACCAGCCTGAGATAGCTGACCCTCTGACCAGAACTCTTTGTCACTGGTGCGTCGATACTTAGATGCAATGTGACCACCATCCTTGTCATAGTACTTATACTGATGCTCAGTAATCATAGAGCCAGACTTAGCTATCATAACATTATACTTTTTACATGTTTCTTGTGTAATTTTTCTGTCGTCAATCTGTGATAGTATGTAGTTTGAATTAGACTTTCGATTGATGGGTACTACCTGTTCTGCTTGCATGTCTTGGTTCGCTCCGACTGTTGTGTGACAACTAAAACAATGTGTATGACCGTCATCATAGAGAGTGTTGGCATCACTTGAGCCACAATTCTCACAGGCCATATGCTTAACAAATTTACTGTTGGTTTCGTACTGATACATGTTCGCCCCTTCCTTGTGCTTAGATAGCACGTTGGATACGCTTAATAGATTTTAATACATGTTCAAAGTCTTTTAGATGTAGTATATTAGGGCCGTCACTTGGTGAATTATCTGGGTCTTCATGCACCTCCATAAAAAAGTTTTCTACTCCTACTGCTGCGGCTGCACGTAGTAGGTACGGAACATACTCCCTATTACCACCAGAAGATTCTCCTAACCCTCCTGGTTTTTGCACACTGTGTGTAGCATCAAAGACTATAGGCACACCATGTGTTTTCTGGTATTCGTTTATCATATAGATTAATCCAGTAAAGTCAACCACTAAATTATTATATCCAAAGCATGTACCACGCTCTGTGATTAAGACCCTCTCCATGCCTGTCTTAGACAAGATACCAGCAACATCCCACGGTGCAAGGAACTGACCCTTCTTTATATTAATAGTAGCACCTGTATACATAGCCTCTTTTATTAGATCAGTTTGTCTACATAAAAATGCAGGTATCTGTATGATATCAGGTACTTTACCCCACTTAAAAACAGTTTTAATTTGCCTTACATCGTGAAAATCTACACATGTTTTTACATTAACTATTTCAGATACGTCTCTAATCATACCTGTTCCTAGTACAAATCCCATACCACGTTTACCAGTGGCATGAGAACGATTAGCTTTGTCAAAGGATGCCTTAAAATAATAATCATATCCTAATGCATTGCATAAATCTTTACAATGTTTAGCTATCTTAACACCCTGTTCAACGCTTTCGATCTGGCACGGACCTGCTATTATCCTCATTTATTAAGCTCTACACTATAGATATCTTTGTTACCTACTAGGTGTTGGGTTAGTTCTTTTCTATGATGGATAAAATCTTCTGCTTCTTTCTTAGATTTAAGTGAGGCTATTATAACATCACCCATTTCTTTATGTAGTATCACATTCCATTTTTTAAGTAGTGCCATTGGCTAACACCTTCCATGATATAGGGAACAGTTCATTCATTTCATTAGAGATAAGTTGTGCTATTTCTTTTGTTTCTTTCTGAGAGTCTTCACTCATTCTTAACTTACATACCCTAGCAAATGCTGCAAGTGTACCAGACCAGTACCACTGTGTGTAAAGTGATTGAGGTAGTATAGTTCTTGCTTGCTCTGGACACACACCCTTGTCTAACATAAGATTATAAGTGTCAATACAATGTCGTATAGTTTCTCTATATACATAGGATATGGTATCATTTTCTTTTACTACCTTATTAGATGATCCCTGTTTCTTATCATCAGCTATCTCTCTCCACTCACTAGCTCTCCAAAACTCAGGCGAATCGCTGACATAACGTCTACTAACTTCATTCCACACCAGACCTACCTGATGCTTAACTAACTGTCTTGCCACAAAGATGGGTGCTGATATACGAAACTGTGCAGAGCAATGACCAAATGGTGTCCAGTGATTATGTTTAGCTAAATAGCTAATTAGTTTTTTATCTTTATCTTTCATGTAAGACTTAACTAAATCACCATCATCCTCATCTCGCCAGTAGTTCCAGTCGCTTTGTTTATTAAAAGAAACCCTAGCAGCATTGACTACAGTAAGATCACTGCCCATGTGATCTATAAGATCAACCCTCATCGTAAGTACTATCCCACACATCAGATACAAAATCTTCTTTGTCTCTCATAATTTCATCTACCTCTTGCTTGGCAAGTTTCTTTGCTTCTTTCTTATCGTATCCTTCTTCTTCATATTGATATACTAAGTCTCTGAATATGGTGTTACGGTCACGCTGCCAAAAGTTTTTAGACATTTTCTTCCTCATGTTCTGCCCAAGTGTTACGGTTAGCATAGTCTCTCTTATACTGTGCTAATTCTTTTCTTAGATTTTTAATTACATTATCTTTCTCATCTACTAATCTAGTTAGTTTTAATATATGAGAATGTAATCTTTCTCTTTCAGTCATCATAATTATAATCCTATTTAGCTTTGGTGTCAAGGTAAAATATATGACTACCAAGTTGGACTAACTTTTTAAATCTAGGACTAGTAGCCCAGAATGGTTTAACATACTGTGCATGGTAGTGTGTAGCATCTTGAATATATTTTATTGTTACACCATTCAAGGCTAGTTTAGATACGAATAAACTTCTTTCGTATGCGTCATGATCTGTTATTCTTTCTGCTTTACCATCACACCAATAAGAAAACATACACTTGTTTCGTATTGGATTACCCTTCCATAGTTTACTTTGATGTACTACGTCACATAGATTAGATGGATAGTCATGTAGGTTAGCTCTATTTAATACTACTACAGCTACACCTAGCTGCGACAGTATACCTTCGGATCGTGCTTCAAAGTATACTGCCTCTGCTAGACAGGCTATTTCTTTTTCTTCTGCGTTAGCTTGCTTACCATGTGAATGTAAAAATAGTAATGATAAAATAAATGTACATAATAACTTCATTGCACTCTCTGTATTCTAATATTAAAAGGAAAGACCCCACCTTGTGGATAGATGCCATCATTTATTAGATAGATTTCTGCCTCTTCTTGAGAGTCAAATACTTTTGTTTTCTCAGTTACTTCTTCTACCATAACATCTATTTCTTTAAGGTCTTCTATTATACCCCAGTCTGACTGTGTAATAATATAAGACATTAAAATATCAGAAGTGTAAGTAATATATCTAAAAATACCATCATTTACCTTGCCCCCTATATCGTTTGAATGATGCACGTTTATGTTTGTTGTTTGGTTTTGATCTTACACTATGCCCAATAGATGTGCGCTTCTTAACTCTATTGAGTGAAGGATCAAATGCGTTCTGTGTTTTCTTTGCCATGTTATTCTCCAGAAATGGGGGAGCCTCACCGTATCAGCAAAGCTCCCCATATAGTTAAGCCGCCAGTGCCATGCTCTTGGTTTCAAGATCAGTCCACTCATTAGAGTGTAGCATCTTGCGAACACGATCCTCACGGTTAACCTTTACGTTATGGTCTGCACCTCGCTTGCTGTTGGGATGCGAGGACCAGTATGTAGCAGCATTGTATGCTGACCAGAGCGTACCTTTATTACGCTCACTGTACCCTTCGTACAACCCCCTGCCATGTAAGTGACGGTTCTCTTCGTCAAAGATTTTCATAAGGTTAGATAGCATTACCTTATTGTGTTCCTTCTTACGTGACACGTTGTTGGTACGTACAGCCAGTGTCTTAGTGAACAGGTTGATAGCTTGATCACGGGTGATGGTAGTGTCATACCAGTCACGCATACGATCCAGTCCAGTGCCAGAGATAAACTCACCAGCCTTCTGTATCTTAGAGGCAAAGGCAGGGACATTGAAGTTCTTGGTGTGCCTACCATAGACATAGGCTAGCTTGTCACCACTGACCAGGGTATTGAAGCAACTGTGTCTCCACAGTCCCATCATACCGTTGTTAGCCCATGTCCTGTTGTGACTACTGCGAAAGCAGAACTCAGGTTCAACAACATCTGAACCATCTCTCATGGACATAGCATGGGCAGGGAACTTAGCACGTAGTTCTAACTTAGCACCACCATCATGTACCTGTGTGGTAAACTCTGCATCTGTGGTGTCTACCTGTGCTAATGCAAGTGCTTGCTCTACACCGTTCACAATCTCATCGTACTGTGTGATAGCATAGTCTTCTGACACGATGCCAAGCACCTGCTTAGTATCCTTACGGCGTAGACCTACACCAATATCAGATGGTACTTTAGCTAACTTATCAAAACCTGCATCATCCCAGTCGTCCATAACTTGGAGGAGGGAAAACTTTTCTACTTCAAAGTCTATCATTGTATGGTCAAACATTAGTCATTCCTTCTTTGGAGTTCAGTTAATAGTTCATTAAGTTGGTTAATAGTTTCTACTAGTTCTGTACATTCTTTTAGTTTTATTTCTCCATTCAGTTGTATTTTAGAAAGTATCTCCATTGCATTTTCTACTGCATCAATATCGTTGACTATCAACATAATCCTCATAGCCCTCATGTACGCTGTTGAGTTCATTTTCAATCCATCCGTTAAGTTCTTCAGCATCAAACTCCTCCACAGATAAATCACCTGCTATCATGTCCATGTACTCTTCTACCATAGAGTAGTACCATGCATCACCACCAGTATGTAAAAACTTTTTTACATCTTCGTATGTGTTAAACTCAGGCACGTTCATTGGCTTTCTCCTTTCATGTTATCTTCTATTATACCACAATCTTGGTCATCTTGAAAGTCTATATCAGGAATAATATCTTTCTTTTTATTGGGCATAATCTTCTGTTGAAATTGCTTTAGTTCCAAAGACTTAGCAGAGGTGCTTCGTCTCCTGGCTATACGGCGTTGGGTCTTGGTCATCAACATACTCCTTGAGTATTGTTAATACTTCCTCCGCTACATCAAAAGCATCCTTGAGTGTAAGGGTCTTATGGTTTTGGAAAGACATGTACTCTCCTACCCTAAGACCCACACACCTAATGTTTTTGTCACGGTCCCAGATGATATCAAAGGTATCAAACTCAGACTGCCATGTAACAAAGTTAATCATTACTTTCTTCTAACTTTATCTCATCGTCAGTAAATAAAGTTAGCTCATGCTCTTGACCATCTTTAGTAAAGACAGATACCGTAACAGTTTTAAAACTATTATAGTCTGATCTCTTTACTTTGATGTTAGATACTCTGTGGATGTCCATGTTCATATGCTTTCTCCTAACAAGGTTTACCAGTTACAACTTCTCCTACTTTACCATCATGTCCTACTTGTTTGAAGTAGAAGTAAGAACCTTTTTCTAAATCAACAAAGGGACCAATGGCATACGCTCCATCTGTAGGACTATTTGTCACTACATGACAGCCTACCCACACATACTCTGCTTTACCATTTTTGTGGGCGGCTTCCCATCCAGGTGTGCAAGCACTTAATAGTACTACTAATGTTAGTGATATTATCTTCATAGTATATCCTTATGTTTTAATATTAATTATCGTACCTATTTTATCATACCCCTGTAATCTGTCAAGAGATTTCTGATAAAGTAATACTACAGTATTCATTAATCTATACTCCAATGACTTACTCTTTTACTTCTCATATAGTTAAATATATATGAGTGAAGATCACCTAGACCTTCATTGTCCATCATCCAATCAACGTAATCCTCTGCGTCAAAGTTAGATAGACCCATGTCAAGTGCTTCTTCAAACCAATTTTCTTTGGCTCTGTCGTTTCCTATATGGCTCATATTTCTTCTCCTTCATAGACAATGATTTCTTGTGCGGTCTTATCCTCTACCAAGTCTCCCTCTTTGTTTTCTATTAGTTGAAACGCAACGGCTCTTAGTTTAACTGGTTGTTCAAGCCAGTCTATATTAAGGTTGATTGAATGAGAGTTATCATTGGTAGTTATCCAAATATCATTAGCCAAAATATCATGTGAAAATCCGTTATCTACAGCATGGGCAATCTCGCTCATTAGGTACTCAATTACAGTAGACATTAACTTTTCTAGTAGCATTATCTTTCCTTCCTTTTAACCTACAGTAGTAGGTAAATCATCAGGGACTACACTGATATGCCATGCATACTCCCCTTCATCGCTCACATAGTCCTCTATGAATTGTAGCTTAACTTTTAACTCATGCTTCTCTAATTCCTTATTGATTAGAGCAACACCTTGTTCAAAGCCATCACTCTTATGGCTATCATTAAACACTATTAAATTACTCATCCTCTGTCTCCTTACCACAAGATTAAATGGTTAATAGATATTATCATTGATAGTATTATACCAACGATGCATGTAAAGATCAAGGTATAAAATAATTTATTTATCATTAAGATTTTTTCCTATCTTTTCAAGCCGATAGATTTCTTCTAACATATCTACCTGTTTAGCAAGACGGTTAAGCTCATGCTCTGTGTCCACTAGTCCACGCTTGAAGTTAAAGAAACTAAACTCCACATTGTTAAATGCCTGGAGCATAGCCTGTTGGAACTGTTGCTTGGCATGTGTCTTAGCTTCAAGTGGTGGGTATTTAGATAGATTTTTTAATGACTCTAATTTAGTTAGTATTGTCTCCGCATATGTCATAGTATCTTTACGTAGTTTACCTAGCCTAAAGTCCGTAGCATAACACGCTCGTCTTGAACTAGTTTTATTAAAGATACCAATCAATACGCCACACGATACAAAAGGATACATACGTGCAAGATTAAGAAAGTTTCTATACTGTTTGTATCCTCTTTGGTCCCAGTAGTTAGCAAAATCCCATCCCTTCCAGTTACGTTGGTTGGTATTAAGTCTGATCATACCTGTCCAATCTGTAGGTACTTCCATTACATAGAAAGGCAGGTTCAATTCTTTGTGGGCAATGTAGGTATGCTGCCCATCGTGAATGAAACCCTTCTTGTCTACTCGAATAGGATTGTACTCTGTAATACTACCCATCTCTGTAATAGATTCCTTAATCTTATTAAGGTGATCCTTGAGAGGTGATCGCTGACCCTTGAGTGGCTTGAAAGAATTATACTGTGGATCAGATGGATTTACTTTAAATACTTCACTAGTCTTTTCAAGGTTCTTAAACATGGTCTTAGTCCTTTGGTTGGTTAATACGTACTACTAGTATGTCTTGCTCATTATCATCGTCATAGATACCTTCTATGACAACACCACCAGCAAACTCCGCACCTATCTTGGTATTGTCATAGGTCTGAGTGTCCACTGGAATTCCAATGTATTTATATTCCATAGCATATTCCTTTACACCTGTGCCATTACATAAGGTACACTCTACCCACTTGGCTGATGGGTAGGGTGCTGTTGATCGCATACCATAGTAACAACTACAGTATTCAAGTATTCTTTTCATCTCTTTTCTTTAACTCTTCATAAGCTTCTTCAAAAGATTTAGCTGTGCCTGTCATTTTAAATAATCCATATGTAATTTAGAAACATGATTAGCATCACGGTATGTATTGGGATACTTCTCTGCTATTAAATTGCACCAGCTATCCCATAGTGATTGAGTACCGCCTAATTCCTCACAAGTTTTTACGTATAGCTTTGCTTTCTTTAGAGCGGTAGCATAGCTAGTCTTACCTAGTTTAAATGTATTCTCTGATAGTCCAAACCGTTTAAGATTGTGAACATCTAGACATGCTACCTTGCCTATACATAACTGTAGTATAAATCCAGACTTAGCTATTTGTATTCCAGGTATTGAAGATAACATTAATATTTTATCCTCTAATGGTAGCTTACCATAGACTACATCGTATAGTTCTTGTTTGTTTTCTAGTATGTATTCCCATCCTTTACGTTTACTTGCAAAGAAAAACTTAGAGTCTAAGCCATTGGCTCTAACATCTTGCATTTGTCTGCCAACAGTAGACCATTGTTGCATGATAGATAGTAATACCATCAAGCACACTTGACTAAAGTTATCAGGTGATTGTTTGGCAAACCTAGCAATTTGTCTTTGATGTGTTGCGTACATTTATTTCATCCAATTCTGTTATGTTTACAAACATTAAATGTTCATGCGTCTCATAAGCTTTTAAGTGGGCTTCAAATTCATTATCAGCATGAACAAGTACATTATCAGGGTAGAGTATACCTATTGCTCCGATACGTCTACCTTTTTTCCACGATACTTTATAGGTTTTCATTTATTTTACTCCATCTATGGTAGTGGTAAATCTAAACCAGCATCATCCAACACCCATATTAAAAATCTTTTAGGTGGTTTATCTGTATTCATTATATACTTTACATACCTATCCCATTCGCCATTGTCAATACCTAACAGCTTAGACATGCGCCTAAGTTCAAATGCTAAGTATCGCCTACGTTCTGCATTGGTTACAAACATGGTTGTTATTTTCTTTTTAATAAAGTGAAAAATGCCCATGCAACTATGCACAGGCACACAAATGCCGCAATCAAATAGATTGTGGCTAGGATTATTCCTATCATTTAAACACTGATCGAATTGACATTGCTACACATTGAGTGCCTATTACTAGACCTAGTAAGTATATCCATCCTACATAATGGAATGTATGGTCTAGACTATAGATGGTTAAAGCTGTGCCAAGTATGGCGGTAATTATAGGCAGTATACGTTCTAACATTGGTAGTTTCTCCATTTAGTTGTGGGTATAAATTGCTGCCGCCTTTAATTTTCTCCCAAATGGGTTAGCAGTCGCAGGTCTGCTTTATCAGATTATCAATCTGCCGTGCCTACTTGGGCTGGCATCGGACTCTACCAGCTTGCACCCTGCCACTGCTTCCACATAGACATAGTAGGAGGGATACCATGCCGCTTTTTACGTGGTTAATTGGGAGAGGGAAGGGAGTCAAACCCTTCGCTAGATTGTCTGTTCAATCTCAGTATAAAAATCAGATTTATACTGTTCGCCCGTCCGGCCTCTCATATGTTCTTGTCGATACAATCAAAATGGTAGGGGGCCAGTATTGACCCCCTATTTAAATTAGCTGATAACTATTTCAGCGTTCAAGCGACTATTGAAAGCTTCAATGTCACCTTTTACTTCCCGCCCTTCCTCAATTGCTTTGTCTACTTGCGCTTGCGCTGCTTTTTGCAATTTTGCAAAGTCTAACAGCTTATCAAGGTCTAAAGCTTTGACGGGTTTCTCTTTGGTGAATTCATACCATGCAATCGCCATCGCATCTTGAATGAGATATTGACGCTTGCCTTTCTTAAAAGCTTGGTCTTTTTCTTTCCAGTTTTGGGGCGTGAAAGCTTCGATATATGCAATCATGCCTTGCTTTCTGGTAGAGTTGGGCATGGCATTTACCAAGCGAGTGAGTTTGGTATTGTCGCCATACTGTTCTGCATGGTGCATTGCTGACACTGCAACCACTTGTGACTTGGCATTAAATGTTTTACCCATCCTACGGATAGCGTTAATGCCATTGTCGATTTCTTTAGCGTTAAGAAGATTTTCCATAATGATATCCTTTTGATAATTGGTTGATTGTATCAATAAGAACATAAGGAGAACAAACGCTTGAATACGCCAAACGGTCCACCGTCACCACGTCACAAGGCCGTGGGTAGGTTTCGGGTTTTGCAATTCAAGGCTGACATTGTTAATCTGTTTTCGGAATTTCAACCGTGGGTGATCAACCCCACACTATATTACCGCCTAGTATTTGGCGGGCATGCTTACTCTGGTGGCATACTACCATGTTGCCTAGTGCAACTCCCCATTACCAAAATCATGGGTGACGGCTGGCCCCGCCTTAAGTATCTGGCTTCGGTTATGTCCCCCAATCGCCTTGGCTCATGGGCTATGTCCCCGAAACGGTCCAGAAAACTGAGACCAGCTAACCGCCAAGCACGCTCATGGAATTAACCCATCCGGCGGTATCGAACGACTTAGCGGTTGCCCCAATTGGGTATCTCTGCATTCGATGATCTAAACCTAGCACAAGGTTGAATTGGGATCAATAGAAAAGTGAATGTTAGTTTTGCATACCTGCCATGCGTTAAATGCATAGCTATTATATATATATAATGTATAGGGCAATATGGGGAGAACAGACAAGGAACGAATGTAGTACGTTTGCGAACTCTGCTGTCCAGGTAGAAATATAGCTTTTTTAAAGATTGCTCTCCACGGGCCTTAAAATGCCTCCTGGGGCTGTCAAGCATAAAATGACCTAAAAACACCAAATAATTGAATGATGATGCAAATATGTCACACTATCATCATGTACACTATAATAACATCATAGACATACTACACAATTAATTTGTAGAATAGATATAAACTACACAAAAACCAATACTTTGCAGGGATTGCATAGGTCCAGCATGGTGTACAATATCGGCATTATACAAGCGAGATGGATGAAATAAATAGTATCACACAAGAATTATGTAGAATGTAAGGTATTCCCCACAAGAATTGTGTAGAATATAGAGGTATTACATAGACCCCCCGTACAAAAAAATTGCCCATGTGTATTATATATATATATAACACTCTCGAATATTTAAAAAAATATCAGGGTCTATCATCAATAACCATAGGTGTGACATAATTACCACATCGGCCCTACTATTTAGTTACTATGATATATTTTTTATATATATTTATAATATACCTATTGTGGAACTTACTAATAAGTGTTATAATAGTACTATGGAAAACTTAAATAGTAATCTACAGAGTAACTACATAGAGTCTTACATCAATCTTGAAGCCTTGTTGTCTCAACAGATAGAGCTACAATGTAATGATGACTTCTTATCCTTTGTACGTTTGGTCGCCCCTACTATTGTGTCTGACTTTAAGATGGGAAGACATATAGAAATAATATCAAACAAACTACAACAGGTAGAAAATGGTGAGATAAAAAGACTGATGGTCTTCCTACCACCACGTTCATCAAAGTCTGTTGTCTGTTCCAAACTATTCCCTGCATGGTACATAGGTAGAAACCCCAAACACGAACTATTAACTATATCACATAGTGATCAGCTTGCCAGTGACTTTGGTAGGTCCGTCAGAGATATTGTTAATATGGAAATGTTTCAAAAGGTATTTCGTGGTGTGGCACTTCGTAGTGATGTACGAGCAGCAGGTAAGTGGAAGACAAACCATGAAGGAACATACTATGCGGCTGGTGTTAGATCACAGATAGCAGGACGAGGAGCGCATGTAGCAATCCTAGATGATGCAATGTCTGAAGAAGATGCAATCTCCAGTGCAGGTAGAAGGTTTATCAAGGAGTGGTATCCTGCTGGACTACGCACACGTATCATGCCTAACGGAGCTATTGTCATAATCAATACCAGATACCACTATGATGATCTATGTGGATGGCTACTGAAGCAACAAGAGAACATGCCAGACTATGAAACAATACCGTGGGATGTAGTTAAGATACCTGCATGGCTTGATGATGATGCATCAGAACTACTGGACTTACCTGTAGGGTCTAGCTATTTCCCTGAGTGGAAACCAGATCATGTCTTGAAGGTAGATGAAAATGAGATCAAGGCATCAAACGGTAGCCGCTACTGGAACGCTCTTTACATGCAAGACCCTACACCTGAAGAGGGTGGCCTCATAAAAAAGAAGTGGTTACAGAACTGGGAGTATGACGAACCACCCTCCTGTGACTTTGTAATACAAACATTTGATACAGCCTTCTCTACATCTAACACAGCAGACTACAGTGTTATACAGACATGGGGTATCTTTCACCTATATGATCAAGACGAGGACGGGTACGAAGACTATGCATCTAATCTTATATTGCTTGGGAATGTTAAGGGTAGATTTGAATATCCTGAACTAAGACGAATATCACAGAAGCTATACAATCAGCACAAGCCTGATCTATGTATGGTAGAAAAGAAAGCTAGTGGTCAGTCTCTCATACAGGACTTACGTAGGTCTGGCTTACCTGTGTTAGAATACAACCCAGACAGAGATAAGGTATCCAGGGTCTACGCTGCTACACCCATGATGGAGTCAGGTAGGGTATGGATACCAATGAACAAGAAGTGGGCAGATGATCTAGTGGAGGAGCTTATACGGTTCCCCAATGCAGCCCATGATGACCAAGTGGATGCCTTAACAATGGCTGTTCACTACATGAAAGACTCCTGGCATCTTACCCACCCTGATGATCCTGACTACGAAGAAGCACCCCGTAGTAAGAGAGCAACCTACTGGAATGTCTAAAGTCATTTGTGAGAATGACAAAACTGTGGTATAATAGAAGCAGGATTTAAACTTGGGGAATCACTATGGCAAATGATTATATGGCAAAGTTAGCTGCTGATTTAGATGGTATGACTATGGGTGGTCTAGCTTCTAAGGGTCGCTATGGCGACACCATGATAGCACACATTAATCCCCAAGAAGCACAGATGCTTATGAAAGAAGGTGGCTCTGGTACAATCAATCCCATGACTGGTCTTCCTGAGTTTTTTGATTGGGCTGATGATTCAGGTGGTATGAGTTTTGATGAAAGTTCAGGTGATATAGATTATAGTGGTGGTAGTATGTCTTATTCAGATGAAGGAATAGGATACGATGAACCAGCTAGTAGTGAAGATAGTGGCCCAGAAGCAGATTGGGCATCAGGTTGGGGAGAGTCTGATCCAGGCGGTCCTACAAAAGGACAAGCACAAGAAGCAGCAGATAAAATGGAAACATTTGATGAAGGTGTAGAAGTTGCTAGAAATAGAGGTATAGATGTTAATCAAGATTTTATGCAAAGACTTTCTAATTCTATTGAAGGGAGAACTACAGATTCAAGAGGAAATAATACAGGATTAACAAGAGATGAAATAAGTACATTAAGTTCTTATACAGATAATCCTAATGATTCTCGCTTTGGTTCTTATCTTGGATATAATGATCTTGTAGATATTAATGCATTTCAAAGTATAAAAGAAGACAATGATAGAAAAGATATAGAATATACAGATAGGTTATCCCAAGAGTTTAAAGAGAAAGGTTTAGACGCTACAATTGCTCCTGACCCAAAGAATCCAGGTAATTATGTATATTCAGGTAAAGATGCTACTCAAGCATTTCTTGGAGAACTAACGGGAAGTATTGGTAATTTAGTTGGTGGTTTTGGTTCAATGATGTTAGATGCCACTCAAATGACACCAGGAGGACTTGTAACAGGTGCGCTTTTTGGTCGTGATCTATTAGCCCCACAATTTTTTGAAGGTAAAAGTGTTCCTGGTCCTGGTAAATATATTGGAGAAAAAGTTGGTCTTGTAGATAAAGAAGGTAAAGCTCCTCTTGAAGGTTTATATAATTCAATAACTGGTTCTATTAAAGATGCTCTTGGTTTTGGAACCAAAGATTCAGCAGATAAAATTTCAGTAAATAAAGATGGTACTGTTACTTCAGCATCAAAAGAAGGTAAAGATATTAGCTTATCTGGTGTGCCATCACCTACTGATGTAATAGATAATATTCTTAATCAAGATGCTATGATGACTCCTGATTCACCTGAAGCATACTTTGGTACTTCACCTCAAACTGGTCTTCCCACTGATGAAGAATTTCTTGATATGACTAGTGGAGATGTGCCAGCATATACTGTGGCTGATTATGATGATCCTGCACAAAGGGCTGGACTTTCTGATACACCAAAGTTTGGTGATATAAGAGATGGATATAATATGGTTCTACAAGATAATATACAAAATGATCCTGCTTTTAGAGAAGGTAGAACAGCACCAGATTATCAAGCATTAGCAAATGAAAGAAGAGATGATTATCTATCTACACTAGATTTAAATACTGCCTCTACATTGGTTGATCCTGCTATACAATCTACTGCATTTACTAATCAACCAGATAGATTTGATGACCCTGGAGGTATTGAACCTATAGTACGTAGAAAACCAAGACCAGTAGTATCTCAAGCTATAGATGAAGCAGTTACTAAAGAAGAGAAACCGTCTTTTCCTACAGCATCCCTACCTAGACTAACAGAGGGTGGTTTAAAAACATTACAATATGTTTATAGGAATGATCCTGAAACACTACAAAATATTTATAATAAGTATGCATTACCTGAACAATATAGCGGATTGAAAGCACTCGTATAATGGCAACAGAAAAAAATCCATATGATATGATTCCAGAACAGGGTGCAGAAGTAGTACCTCTTAATATGGAAGATAATAATATACCTGCTACATTTGAAGTGGCAGATGATGGTGGTGTTATTGTAGACCTCTCTGGTGCTACAGAGATGGAAGCAGATGAAGAAGTAGCTGAATGGTATGGTAATCTAGCTGAAGATATGAGTGAAGAAGAGCTAGAAGAAATTGCAGAGACTGTTCTTGAAAACTACGAAGCAGATAAAGATTCCCGTTCTGAATGGGAAGCTATGTTTGAAAGAGGCTTTGAACTACTAGGTCTTAAACTACAGCAAGGCACAGAACCATTTGAGGGTGCATGTACAGCAGTTCACCCACTACTAATTGAGTCTGCTGTTAAGTTCCAATCAAAAGCTTCAGGTGAACTCTTTCCTTCCAATGGTCCTATCAAAGCACAGATACTAGGTGACTCAACCACAGAGAAAGAACAACAGGCCAACAGGGTTCAGAACTTTATGAACTATCAGCTTACGGAGCAGATGCCTGAATACTTTGAAGAGTTTGAGCGGATGCTGTTCCATCTTCCACTGATTGGGTCTGCCTTTAAGAAGATGTACTATGATGCCACGGTTAAGCGTCCACGTTCAGAGTTTATTCCTATTGACCAGTTCTATGTGTCTTACTATGCTTCTGATCTATCCAATGCAGAACGCTACACACATGTAATCTATCGTAGTCCTGTTGAAATGAATAAAGATATCAATGCAGGTATCTACATGGATACAGAGCTAGTAACACCATCCACTAATCCTGTAACAGGCTTTAGTGAAAAGATGGATACAATTATTGGATTGTCTCCTGACTATGATAACGATCCACAATATGTTCTTCTTGAACAACACTGCTTCTTAGATATTGAAGAAGAAGAGTCTTGTCCGTATATTGTTACGGTAGAAAAAGATTCTAGAAAAGTTTTGAGTATTCGTAGAAACTATAAACAAGATGACAAGAACAAAGAAAAGATAAGCCACTTTGTGCATTATAGATTTGTTCCTGGTTTTGGATTCTACGGTCTTGGTCTTATTCACTTCTTGGGTAATTTGACTATGAGTGCTACTGCCGCAATGAGATCATTAATAGACGCAGGGCAATTTGCAAATCTACCTGGAGGGTTTAAGGCAAAGGGGCTACGGGTTGTTGGTGACAACGAACCCATATCTCCTGGCGAGTTCAAGGAGGTTGAAGCAACTGGTGTAGATTTATCAAAGGCTATTATTCCCCTTCCTTATAAAGAGCCTTCCTCTGTTCTATTCCAGATGTTGAATTTCGTAACTGCTGCTGGTCAGAAGTTTGCGGATAGCACAGAACAAGTTATTTCTGATGCTGCCTCCTATGGACCCGTTGGAACAACAATGGCCCTGCTAGAAGCATCTAGCAAGTTCTTTAGTGCTATTCATAAAAGAATACACAAGTCACAACGAGATGAATTTAGAATACTTGCTAGGATTGACCATGAGTATCTTCCAGGTGAATATCCATATGATGTACCATTTGAAAGTCGTAGTATCTTTAAGTCTGACTTTGATGGTCGTGTAGATATTGTTCCTGTATCTGATCCTAACATACCTAGCAATGCACACCGTATGATGATGGCTAATATGGTTCTACAGATGGCACAGCAGTCTCCTCCTGGTATGTTTAATATGGAAGAACTTAATCGTACAATTCTTAATGCTACGAATATGCCAAACGTAGATGACATCATTCCACCAAAGATTACAGCACAGCCACTTGATCCTGTCTCTGATATAATGGCAGCAACAAAAGGATTACCTATTGCTGCCTTTCCTGGTCAGAACCATGATGCTCACATACAAGTAAAGATGGCCTATATGCAAGACCCTGCTAATGGTGGTAATCCTATTATGCAACGTATTGCTCCTATCCTACAGGCTAACGTCCAAGAACATTCTGTAATGAAGTATCAAGAGCAGATGAATGGTGTAGCACAGCAAATGCTTCAACAGGTTGATCCTTCTCAGGTTACACCTGCTACCACAGAGATGGCACTGGCACAAGCAGCACAGCAAGTAATGAACGCTAACATGGCTGCTGGTCAGGCACAGTCACCAGAACAACAGCTTGTTGCTCTTGAACAACAAAAGGTACAGCTTGAACAAGCAAAGATACAATCTCAAACGGCATCTGATGCAGCAGAGCTTGAATTAAAGAATAAAGAACTTGAGATGAAAGAGACTGGTCAGATCATAGACATGCTTAAAGCTACAGCACAATCTGAATCTAGAGAAGACCAAGCCGAAGAAAATAGATTATCTAAAGAAGCAATTAAAGAAGCTGAATTACAAACTAAGTTAAAAATAGAAAAAGGCAAACTTGATCTGGCAGATAAAAAAGAATATGTTAAAGTTCTTGTTGATATGTTAAAGAAACAACAAGACGATGATAAAGAGATGGATCAAGCTGCACTTGAGAATTTAATTAAACTAGCAGACAGTCAATTTAAGGAGATGAGAAATGATGCAGAAGGGTAAAGGCTATCCGTCTCATGTAAAGGACACTGATAAAAGTTTTGGTGATCCCTACGCACAGGACATTACAGGTGGTCGTAATATTCGTAGCGCACTAAATAAGTGGGACGAAAGTTCTTGGAAAGTTTCGGATTCTAAAAAAAGTAAGTAATGGAAATCTGGGATGAAATTGGGGTAGAGCTTAATCAAGAGATAGATAGACTAAGAAGTACTCTTGGTGCAGGTATTGCAGAAGACTTCTGCCACTACAGACAAATAGTTGGTTCAATTCACGGTATCGAATGGGCTAGAGATAATTTAAGAGATATCGTTAAAAAACGATTACATATGGAGGATGACTAAATAAATGCGACAAGTAGCTATGGGTGGGGCGGTTAAAAATGATTTATGGATTACAGATATAGAAGAGGCACCTGATCCCTCTCCACTACCAGAACTACCAGGATATCATGTCCTAGTTCGTCCTATATCTGTTAAGAGTCAAACTAAAGGTGGAATATTTATTCCAGACTCAACTAAAGAAGACATGTCTTATCTTACTACGGTAGGAAAAGTCATTGCTCTAGGTGATCTAGCATACGCTGAGAAAGATAAGTTTCCTAATGGTCCTTGGTGTGAAGTAGGAGACTATGTATGCTACGGTAAACATACTGGCACCAAGATGGTATATAAAGGTGTTCGACTAATTCTTCTCTTTGATGACCAAGTTGTTATGAGAGTAGAAGACCCTAAAGACCTTGATCCTACATTTAATTTAACAAAAGGGTCTGCATGATTTGGGAAATCAACATTTTTATGGTATAATAGTAGTATAACGTAAAACACGTTTGTCTCGTTAGCAACGGAGAAAAGTAATGGATAAAGATAATGATGGTTGGTCAGAAGTAGATGTTTCTGCTAAACCAAAAGAACAAGAACAAATAGAGTTTGAACTTGAAGAAGAAGAACCAAAAGTAGAAGAGGTTCAAGTAGAAGAACCTAAAGAAGAAGTTAAAGAAGAGCCTCAAGAAGAAGAAGCTCCTAAAGAATTAGAAGGTATAGAAACAAAAGGTGCTGAGAAAAGAATACGTCAGCTAGTTCGTCAAAGGAAAGAACGAGAAGAAACTATTCAAACTCTTCTTGCTCAGAACGAAGAACTTAAAAATAACTTGAGTAAGAAAGATAAAGAAGTTGTTTCTATTACTAGCAATAGTTTAAATGCTAATGAACAATCATTAGAAAAAACTATTAAGATGGCTAAAGAAGCTTACCTTGAAGCTTTTGAAAATGGTGAAAAAGAAAAAGTATTAGAGGCACAAGAAACATTAAATAATGCACAAGCAGATTTAAAGATGCTTCAACGCATGAAAGTAAATACAGCAAGACAACAAAAAGAACTTGAAGAACAACCAGAACCACAAGTTCAACAGCAATCTCAAACTACTGCTGTTGATGTAAAAGCCCAAGAATGGGCAGAACAAAATGACTGGTTTGGTAATGATACAATTAAAACTGCTGCTGCATTAGCTCTTGATGCAGAACTTAAATCAGAAGGATATGATCCAAATGATAATGAATTTTACGAAGAAATTGACAGACGCTTGGAAAAAGCTTTTGGAAACTCTTCAGTCCGTGTGGAGGAAAACACGACTCAACCTTCTCAAGTGGTTTCAGGGGCTTCACGCTCGTCTCGGAACTCTAATTCAAAAGTTAAACTTTCTAAAGAAGATGTAAGACTTGCGAATAAATGGGGAATACCACTTGAACAGTACGCCGCAGAGAAGTTAAAAGTAACTACCGCTGATGGTGAGTACACTAACGTAATATAAGCGTGGGAGAGAATTATGACACGAAATGAATCACGTAATAGTAATCAAAGAGAAAATTTAGAACGAGAAGAAGAATGGTCGTTTGAAGAGCCAAACGCTTTAGAAATTCCAGAAGATGTTAAAGAACGCTTTGCATCACAGGGTTTGACTCTACGTTGGATACGTATCTCCTTTAACGGTCAAGATGACTACACAAATGTAGGCAAGCGTCAGCAAGAAGGCTGGGTGTTTGTTTCTCCTGAAGAAGTACCTGAGTTGGCTACTACCTCTTTCGTGAAAGAGGGTGGACGGTATGAAGGCACAGTAAATAGGGCTGATCTTGCTCTAGCTAAAATGCCATCTAAAAAAGCAACGGCTAGAAATAAATACTATGAAAACAAAGCTAATGTTATGATGGATGCTGTTAATCAACAATTAATGGGTAATTCTGATTCTCGTTTAGCAAGTATGCCTGTAACTAATTCTAGTCGTTCTGTAACAACAAAAGGAAGACAGCCCTCTTTTCAGGACTGACTTCTATTAACTAAGGAGATGAAACATGTCTACTACTAAAGCATTTCGTGGTTTCATTCCCGCACGTAAAAAAGGTGGAGGTTACAATAACGAAGCTGTAACTGATACCATTGCGTTGACTTCGACTGGACAAACTGGAACACCTACAAATAGTATTTTCACGGGTGATCCTGTTGTTCTTCCAGGTGCTAACTTTGCTACGATTAGCCCCTACATTGCTGCGACCCTCAAGCCATCAGGCGTATTCATGGGTTGCCAGTATGTTGAAAATGGAGAGCCGAAGTTTTCCAGGTATTGGCCTGGAGGGACGAGTGCCACGGACGTTAAATTTTTTGTAATCACTGATCCAGATCAGACGTATTACATTCAAGCTTCTCTTTCGCTTTCTGCTGTTGAGTTGCTTATTGTTAAAAACTATAATGTAACTGTTAGTTCTACTGCCTCCTCTGGCAGCACGACCACAGGTCAGTCCAGCTACTATCTAGACGGTGCATCTGGTACGGAAGCTTCGGCTGCTGTTCGTGTAATTGGTAAAGCTCAGTATCCTGACGAAAAAGATTCTGATGCCTATCCAATTGTAGAAGTATGGCTCAACCATCACCGTGACCGTTTTGTAACGGCTACGGCATCAACGGCTTAATAGGGAGGATTTATTATGGCTATTAATAGAGCTAGTATTAGCAAACAACTCCTTCCTGGCCTTAACGCCGTTTTTGGAATGGAGTATGGAGAAGTTAATGATGAACATGCTTCTCTGTATGATGTAGAAAATTCAGATCGTGCTTTTGAAGAAGAAGTACTTTTCACTGGATTTGGTACTGCCCCAACTAAGGGTGAAGGTGCTGCTGTTAGTTATGACGGAGCGCAAGAAAGTTACACGGCTCGTTACTCACATGAGACGGTTGCTCTTGCTTTTGCTGTAACTGAAGAAGCAATGGAAGACAATCTCTATGACACGTTTGCTAAAATTCGTGCTAGGGGTCTTGCCCGTGCAATGGCAAATACCAAGCAAGTAAAAGCTGCCAATCTATTCAACAATGGTTTCTCTGATACCATTGGTGATGGAGCGGCGTTCTTCTCTGCTGCACACCCCACAATTTCTGATGGAAGTCAGTCTAACCTTTTGGCGGCTGCGGATTTATCAGAAGCTACTCTTGAGACTGCACTTACGAGCATCCAAAAAATAGAAGATGATCGTGGTATTCTCATTGGTGCAAGTGCGGTGTCATTGCACGTACCTGTTGATTCATGGGCAATTGCTGGTCGTATTCTGTCTAGTCCTGGCAACACTCAAACGAGTGCTGGTTCGGCTAATCCGAATACAAACGCAATTAACGTAACTCGAAGCATGGGTATGTTCCCTGAAGGTTACTTTATCAATCGTCGCTTTACGGATACTAATGCGTATTTCATTAAGACTGATGTTCCTAATGGTACAAAAATGTTTGTCCGTTCTCCGCTTCAAACGAAGATGGAGCCAGACTTTGATACTGGCAACCTGCGCTTTAAGGCACGGGAGCGTTACAGCTTCGGTGTATCTGACTGGCGTGGCTTCTTCGGAAGTGCTGGAACCTAATGGTGAAAGTGGGGGAGTAGTTAACGCTACTCTCCCATTCTTCCAAAGGAGATATTATGGCATCTAATATAAAAGTCGCACAGAATGTAAGTAGTGATGGAGCTATCATAACTGGGTTTCGTTATGTAGATACTCCTACTGTTACATTAGGTTCTGAAGGTGGTAGTGATAATCCTACCCCCACAACCACTCGTATAATTGCTGTACATGCTTATTCTACTATTGTAGGTGACATTGCTATTTCAGGCAGTAAACAGATTACTAATAAGACTGCCAAAGGTAATGCTCTTCGTTATAGGGTAGGTGCTACGGATTCTAACGATGCTTACATTGGCGACATGGGTGTTGCTGTGCATGGTATTGTAAGTCTTTCTACATCTGGTGCAGCAGCTATGGCTCCAACTATTACTTTATATGTAGGCTAACATGCCTAACTATAGCGATCTTAAAACAGACATTATCAACACTTCTGAGAATGATGGGACTGAGTTTTCTAACCAAGTTCCTAAGTTTATTCAGAAGGCTGAGTTTCGTCTGATAAAAGAACTAGATGACTTTGGACTAGACGAGTACACTACTGTATCTGTTTCGTCTGGTAATGCTAGTGCTATTAGTCTTAATGATCGTGTTAGGCTTGTTAGAAACATTAACTTTAAAACAAGCAGCGGAACGAGCGTAACTAATCTACTACCTCGCACTGTAGAATATGTAAATGATTATTGGCCTGTTAGTGCATCTACAGGCACACCACGATATTACACACGTAAGAATAATTCAACAATTAAAATTGTACCCACACCAGTCTCAGTAATTACGGCTGAAATACAAACAGCATCTCAACCACTGGCCCTTGCTTCTGCTACAGGAACAAGCGTAACGACCTCAAATTATTTTACAGAGTATTGCTATGATGCTATCTTTTATGGTTGCATGATGGAAGCAACTATGTTTAATAAAGACTGGAGTACTCTACCTGTATGGCAAGCACAGTATACTGCTGCTGTAGGGGCTTTACGTAACCAAGCAAGGCGTACTAGACAGGATGATATGGCTGTTGCAGCTTCTCCTGCTGGCGGTCCTAACACGATAACACAGGGAGCAAGTTAATGAGTAAAGATAGTCCAGATACAACTGTAGGTCTTGATGCAGAATTTTCTAAAAGAGTAGAAGAGCAAAATAAAAAAGCTCTTAAAGGTAATCAAAAAAAACTTGATGTAAATAATGATGGTAAAATTACTGGAGAAGATTTTGAAATACTCCGTAAAAATCCAGATGCTAAAAAGAAATATGGTGGTAAGATTACTTATCGTATGACAGGTGGGCAGGTTGTAGACTCTACCTATGATTAGTAGAGCAAGCATCCGACAACAAATTAGTAAACCACCTAGTAAAAAGAAACCAAGGAAAAAGAAAAAAGGAAG